CCGTCACGACCAACTCAATCTGGTTCACTTAACGAGAAGCCGCCGCCGCTGAAGACGCGCGGCCAGCGCGATACGAGCGCGCGCGAGTGGAGGACGGAATGACCACCGTGCTGGCCCTCGACCTCGCGACTGTGCCGCAGCGCAAACGATATATCTATGCGCTTTACGCTGGTCGGCAGTTGCTACCTTGTTACGTTGGAATCGGTACCGGCGATCGTATGCATCGCCACCTATCGGAAGCAAAGCGCGCGGATCGAAAAGAGAGCCGGAAATATCGAGTCCTACGGGCCTGCATAAAACGCGGGATTCCCATAAAGGCGTTCAAACTTGCGTCGAATTTAACCATAGACGAGGCGTGCGCGTTCGAACGGTTTTTGATCAACGTCTTCGGGCGACGTGACCTTCAAACCGGTTGCCTTTTGAATTCTTGTGCCGGGGGTCTCGGTGTTCGAAACGTGGCGCCGAGCACAAAGAAGAAATTGGCGGAGGCTGGTCGTCGTCACATGGCGCGACCAGAAATCCGGCAAATGCTCAATGAACGGAAAAACACGCCAGAGGCGCGCGCTCGTCAGGCGGCAGGGGTTACAGGCAAGAACCCATCGGATGAAGCGCGCGCGAAAATGTCCGATGCGCGACGAAGACGCAATGAGCAATTTCCCGAAGAGATGCTATGGCGCAGCAGTTTTTTGCATCCTCCCGCCAAGGGCAGCTTCAAGCATTCGGAGGCAACAAAGCATTTAATTGCCGAAGCCTCTCGCGATCAATGGAAAGACTCGATCATTCGTGAACAACGATCAGCTTTCCTTCGAAACCCCCCACCCGAGGTAAAGGCCAAGATTGATGCCGCTCGTTTCGGTCGCAAGACTACGCTCGGGAAAAAGTGGTCCGCGGAAACGCGTGCTAAAATGTCTGCATCGCAAAAAGAAAGACGAGCAAATGAGCGCGCTGGTGTTGGCCCTTGATTTAGCGACTGTCACGGGGTGGGCAAGAGGCGTCGTCGGCGGCACGCCCATCGCCGGCTCGATCCGCTTTGGCACGCGCGAGGCGAGCGACGGCGAGGTCTTCGGCCAGGCCATCGGCTGGACGAGCAAGCTGCTCGAGATGGCGCCGCGGCCGGACATCATCGTGGTCGAGGCCATGCTGCCGCCCGGCGCCAAGGTCGGGCAGACCAATTCCTCGACGCGCGACCGGCTCGCGGGCCTGCACGCCATCGTCCGCGGCGTCGCGCACATCCGCGGCATCGGCGAGATCGCCTGCTATTCGGTCGGCGACATCCGGCATCATTTCATCGGCGACCGCAGCTTGCGGCGCGTGCAGGCCAAGCAGGCCATCGTCTTGCGCTGCGAGATGCTCGGCTGGCAGGCCGTGGATAATAACGCCGCAGACGCGTTGGCTGCGTGGAGCTATGCCTGCTCGATCATCGACCCGACGCAGGCGCTCAAGGTGTCGCCATTGTTCAACAAGCAATTGCGGGTGCATGTGCAATGAGAATTATTGATTGGCTCGTCGATAAGTGGATGCAAACTTGTGCCCATGACGACACGCACGTTGCTGCGGACATTCTTGAGGGTGGCTGCAATGACACTCAAGTAAAATACTGCCGCCGCTGCGGTGCTGTGCGCCCCTCGTACAGCAAGGAGTGCCGGCGGCCCAGACCATTGTGGTTCAGGAATGTCCAATGACCGATTTCGAATTGCCCGAGCCGTTGGTCGCATATACCAGGCGCGTGCAGGAGCGCATCGGATGGATCCTCGACGGCAATTATGCCGAGCCCGATGATGTGTTCAAGCCGTTCGTCATTGCGCTGTTGCGCCGCGCGATCGATGGCGACGACGAAGACGTAGACCGCGCCCTCGAGGCGCTGCGCAAGCTGTTTCCGCCGCCGGCCTAGCCGGGAGAGGATGCAATGAGCGAGCGATACGAATGGACCTATGCCTACGCTCAGCGCAACGAAGGGACCGGGACGAGCCGGCTCGACGACTTCCTAGCACTCGGCTGGTTGCCTCACGACAGCCTGGCGAACACCGCACACGAGCAACATGCCGTTCTCGTCGAATGGCTATGCGATTGCCATTGCCCATTTCCGCCCAAAGTAGAACGGAACACTCGATGACCACATCAGCCGCAACAACGGGACGCCTACGGCCGGCCTATCACCGGTGGCGCAAATGTCCCATCCGCATCGAAGCCGACGACTTTGCGCGGCTCTGCCACGCCGCCGGCATGCGCGGCATCGGGCCGAATGAACTGCTCGAGCGCATCATCTCGACCACGCTGCGCGCCAACCTGATCAATGCGGTACTCGATGACGACCGATGACCGGCAGCGTCGCGCCAATGCTGGTTTTGCGCGCCAGGGCCGAGGCGCGCGCGCTACTCTTCGTCGCCGGTGAGTTCACTCTAGGCGAAGCCATAGATCCGTTGCTCGCGTATGCCGAGAGAAGCGGACTGCTTGCGTTGCTCGGCAGAGAGCCTATCGACGAAATCATATTCGACGCTTTCGGGATCAAACCAGCCTAGCTGGGGACCGGCATGACAGAACTTGGTCAATTCGCCCAGGCATTTGCTTCATGGAAGGTCATTCTGGCCCCCGTGAAGGATGTCGATCGGCGAATGACAATCTTCGGAAAGATGGCGCAGGACGTCGCCGGCTATATCGTCAAAGGGCTCGACCGCGCCAGTGCCGTCGACGAGCTGCACGCAACCGCGCAGGCTCATGGGTTGGTCGGGCATTTCGGCGAGGACGCCGTCCAGCAACGGATCGCCGAGGCTTTCGCGCACGCCGAGGCGCAGCCGAAAAAGAAGGCAAACGGCAAAGCGCGGGCGCCGTCGATCTCGATCCTATGCAAGGCGGATTTCATCAAAGGCTTCGTCCCGCCTGACTATCTGGTCGACGGCATCTTCCAGCGCCGGTTCATCTATGCGCTGACCGGCCAGACCGGCCACGCCAAGACCGCAGTCGCGCTGCATCTCGCCGAGCTCGTCAGCTCGACCGACTACAACGCCATGTTTGGATTGCACCGCGTCGAGAAAGGCCGCGTCCTCTATCTGGTCGGCGAAAATCCCGACGACGTTCGCATGCGCGTCATCGGCAGCGACAGTTTCCGCAAGGACGACCCGACCAAGGACAACATCACATTCATCCCCGGCGTCTTCGACATCGCCCAGATGTGGGCCACCATCGAGGCCGACGTTAAGGCCAACGGCGAAGCCAGTTTGGTTATCATCGATACCAGCGCGGCGTACTTTCTCGGCAACGAGGAGCTCAGCAATACCCAGATGGGCGGCTACGCGCGCACCTTGCGCCGCCTCACCACCTTGAGCGGCAAGCCGTGCGTCCTCGTGCTCTGCCACCCGATCAAATACGTCACCGATCCTTCCCAATTACTGCCACGCGGTGGTGGCGCCTATCTCGCCGAAATGGACGGCAACCTGACCCTCTGGCGCACCAGCGACGACGTTGTCGAGCTGCATTACAACAAAATCCGCGGACCCGGCTTCCAGGCCATGTCGTTCAAACTCGAGCCCATCAAGTCGGATAAGCTGCTCGACCAAAAAGGCAGGCAGATCAGTACGGTACGCGCCGTCCCCATCAGCCAGCGCGAGGAAGAGCAGCACGACTACAAGGCCGAGGAAGACGAGGATCGAGTGCTCGCCGCCATGCTCAACGTGCCGGCCGACCACGGCGGCTCGTTCGCCAATTGGGCAACCGATCTCGGCTGGACGTCCGAAACCGGCGAGGCCTACAAAAAGAAGGTCGAGCGCCTGGTCACCGGCATGGAAAAGAAAAAGCCGAAGCTCACCACCAAGATCCGCAACAAGTGGCAGCTCACCGACGAGGGCAAGGACGCCGCCCGCCAGGCCGTCCTGCGCTTCAATCGGCGCAAGGATTCCGACAGCCAAAAGGCCCTGTTTTGAGGCTGCCTTAATCCGGGACAGGTAGGTGTCCCGAAAGCAAATCGACAACCAGTTGAATTCACAATTTCGCCACACGGGACAACGCCATTTGTCCCGATTGTCCCGAAATCAACTAAGCCTCGCAAACACAACAAAAAAAGCCGGGACAATTGTTGTCCCGACGCCCACGCCGGAATCCATACCCGGCAGGGGAGCGAAATCGGGACGGGACAAGGTCTAGTCCTATATAGAAGAACTCTGAGTCAGAGGATTTTTCGATCAGAATTCGAGATCGAAAAACGAGCGAGTTCCCGAGCCCAAATTTGACGACCACGCCGCCGCCGCGCTAAAGGCAATGGCCATGACCTTTTGGGCCGTGGCGCAAACCGTCTCGCAGCGGGAAAACTCCGCCGGCATCCGGCTCGCCGAGGAAGGCTTCGAGATCTTCGCCCCGCGAATCCGCATCCACCTCAACGGCACCCCGCGCGTCGTGGCGCTGTTTCCCAGCTACCTGTTCGTGCGGGTCGTCGACCGCTGGCGGGTGATAACCAAAACCATCGGCGTGCTTGGCCTGATCATGGCCGGCGACCATCCAGCCTGCTGCCCGGACGCCGAAATCGATAAAATCAAGGGCGCAACCATGCGCAACGGTTTGGTAAGGCTACCGAAACCACCGAAATCGCGGGCCTTCAAGCCGGGCCAGAGCGTGCGAATTAACTCAGGCTCGTTCTGCGGCTTCACCGCGATCTACCAGGGCATGAGCCCCCGCGACCGCGAAATCGTCCTGCTCGAGATGTTCGGCCGCGAGACCCGCATCGAGCTCGGCGCCGGCGATCTCGTCGAGCCGGCGGGGCTACCTATTGCGGTTTCGGCCAATCAGAGCTACTAATCGAAAACCGCGATCAATCAAAGTTCCATTTATCGCGTGCATTGGTTGCTACGCATTGTTGTTGGTTTCTATTCCTCGCATCTATTGAGGGCCGAAATTCACGTCCCTCGACCGCGCGGCGCGCGTTTCCAAATAATCCCCGAATTCCTGTTTCACGTGAAACGCCCACAAATGGCCGCTGGTGCGTTTTGCCCCTCGGCGGCTAGTGGGGTAGCGGCCCAACGCGGAATAACGCATGGGCGCGCGCCGCTTGCCGCGGTGGTGACTTTCGTAGCATGACGGAAGTATCCGATGCGGCCAACGCACGTTCATTCGAAAGACCGCCGGGTATAGGATAACCCGATGGAACAACGACTAAAGGATCTCGCGGAACCAACCGGCGCGCCAAAGCGAAAGCGCAAATCTGAGGCCAAAGACCCAAACAATCCAAGTAAGGGCGGTCGACCGGTTGGCTCGCTGAACAAGCGAACCATAGCGGCGATCGAGAAGGCCAAGGCAGATGTGGCCAGGGCGCCCAAGCTCTCGCTCACCAGCCTGCGTGAGACGGCGCGCTTTCTCGGAAGCGCCATGGCGTTCAAGCAGCCGTGGGACAATGACGGCGCAGATCGCAAAGGTGGCGACTACCGCATGTTCATGGAGCTCGCCGTGCTGCAGTTGCGATACCTCGAGGCGATCACGCCGTATGAGGCACCGCGGTTGGCGGCGATCGCGATGATGCCGCAGGGCGAGCAGCGGCGGACCATCGTCAATTGCACGATCCTCGATGAGCGCGGCGGCAAGGTGTACAGCGACGCGGTGATCGATGGCGATGCGACGGCGGTCGAGGAGCAGCCTCCCGGCGGTGATGGTGACGAAGCGGCGGTGGCGTGATGCTCGACCAGGCGGCGCAAGAGATCATCTATCAACGGCCGCCGCTGTATTCCAAGCAGATGGCGGCGATGTTCGATCCGCGCCGCATCTCCGTTATCGAGGCGAGCAGCAAGAGCGGCAAGACCGTCAGCGGCATCATCTGGCTGTACGAGAAGGCGCTGCAGGGTTCCCCCGGCCAGAACTTCTGGTGGGTTGCGCCGGTGAGCCTGCAGGCGCGCATCGCGTTCAACCGCATGCGGCAGCATTTCGTCGACCAGGACGGCTTGCCGATCTTCGCCGTCAATCTCAGCGATCACACGCTGACCAACGCGCGCGGCGCCGTCATTGCGTTCCGCAGCGGCGATCACTCGGACTCGCTCTACGGCGAAGACGTGTATGCGGCGGTGATCGACGAGGCGTCGCGCTTCAAAGAGGAAAGCTGGCACGCCATCCGCTCGACTCTCACCGCGACGCGCGGGCCGATCCGCATCATCGGCAACGTCAAAGGACGAAAGAACTGGTTTTATCAGCTCGCGCGCAAGGCCGAGGCGGGCTTTCCCGAACTCGGATATCACAAGCTCACGGCCTATGACGCGGTCGCGGCCGGTGTCCTGGCCGATGCCGAGATCGAGTCGGCCAAGTCCATGCTGCCGGATCATGTGTTCCGCGAGCTGTATCTCGCCGAGCCCAGCGACGACGAAGGCAATCCGTTCGGCGCCGATCACATTCGCGCCTGCATCGCGCCGCTGTCCGGCAAGCCGGCGGTCGCTTGGGGTTGGGATCTGGCGCGCAAGCAGGACTGGACCGTAGGCATCGGGCTTGATGCCGAGGGCTGCGTCGCCATTGCGCTACGGTTTCAGAAGCCGTGGTCGGAACAAGTCAAGATCATCAAGAAGTTTGTCGCCAGGACGCCGGCTCTGATCGATGAGACCGGCGTCGGTGACCCGATCGTCGAGGCGATCAAGCGCCCGGATCACAGCAAGAGCGGCAATGGCGCGGACGTCTACGAATTGTCGTGCCCGCGGCTCGAGGGTTTCCGGTTCACCAGCGCATCCAAGCAGATGCTGATGGAAGGTCTGGCGCTGGCGATCCACGAACGCAAGGTGCGATTCCCGCAAGGGCCGATCAGCATCGAGTTGTCCGAGTTCGAATATTCCTACACCGCGCTCGGCGTGCGCTATTCAGCGCCACCCGGGCAGCATGACGACTGCGTATGCGCGCTGGCACTTGCCTGGGCGTGCTTCGAGCGCAAGAAGCGCGGATACAATCTCGACGCGATGGCGAGTTGATGCTGGGCGAGGGCCTGCGCTCTCCGGGTGTCCCCGGCGCATTTAATTTTCCCTCATGTGTCTCGAATGATCTAGTCCGCGGTCACCGGATCAATCGTCAAGCCCGTCCCGATTATAGTCAGATTTCTTAGGATCTCAATCGATGGGCGTCGTCACAAAACTGCGCGACGGCATGCAAAACCTGCTCGCCGGCCTCGGCGTGCCGGGTCGCGACAAGTTTGCCTCGCAGACCTACATCTTCAATCCGATGTCGCTGGCCGAGTGCGAGATCGCCTATCGCGGCGACTGGATCGCGCGCAAGTGCGTCGATATTCCGGCCTTTGACATGACGCGGGAATGGCGCGCGTGGCAGGCCGATCAGGATCAGATCACCAAGCTCGAGATGTGCGAGCGAACCCTGTTCGTCCAGATGAAGGTCCAACAGGCGCTTGTCAAAGCACGGCTGTACGGCGGCTCGGTTATTGTCATTGGTGTCGAGCCCGGCAATCCAGAAGAGGAACTCGATCCTGAATCGGTCGGCGAGGGCGATCTCAAGTTCCTGCATGTGGTCCCGTGGCACTATTTGTCGATGGGAGATATTGTTTGGGACGTGACGTCGCCGTACTGGGGACAGCCGAGCTGGTATCAGTTGCGGGCGACCGCGCCGCGTTTTGGCGGGATGAATACGGCAAGCGCCCGCGCTGCATCGTTCGAGAAAAATCCAGGCTCGCAAGTGCAACTGCATCCGTCGCGGGTCGTGCGCTTCGTCGGACTGCCGCCGCCGGACATCCTGCGGTCGTCGACCATGTCGTTCGGCGACAGCGTCCTGCAGCCGATCAACGACACGATTAAAGCCTGTGGAATGATAGCTGGCTCGTTGGCGACGCTGATCTCGGAGATGAAGCTCGACGTCGTCAAGGTGCCGAACCTGAGCGAGGAGTTGTCGACGCAAACCGGGACCGACAAGATTATCAGTCGGTTCAGCAACGCGAACGTCGCCAAGTCGATCATCAACACCATTCTGCTCGACTCGAGCGAGGAGTGGCAGCGCATCGGGACCAATTTGGCCGGGGCTGAGTCATTGCTCACGGCGTATCTGCAGATTGCGTCGGGTGCCGCGGATATTCCGGCATCGCGCTTTCTTGGGTTACCGCATCGGGGCCTCAACACCACCGGCGAGGCGGATTTTCGCAACTACTACGATCGGTTGGCCAGCGAGCAGTCGGTGAACCTGACCCCGGCGCTGAACATTCTCGACGAGGTGCTGATCCGCTCGTCGTTGGGCAACCGGCCGGACGAAATCTATTACGAGTGGAATTCGCTCTGGCAGCAGACCGACAGCGAAAAGGCCGATCTCGCTCTCAAGAAGGCGCAGACCTACAAGATCGACGCCGACGAGGGCCAGATCCCGCCGACCGCGCTGGCGCACGCGCGCATCAATCAGTTGATCGAGGACGGGTTCTATCCGGGGCTCGAGCAGGCGCTGGAGGATGCCGAAGCTGAAGGCGACACGGTCGAGGAGCAGAACGCGCCCGCACCACCGCCTCCGCAGCTCGCTCCGTTCACGGGACAACCGCCAGATCCGAATGCGCCGCCGGCTGATCCAAACGCTGGCTTACTGCCGGCACCGAACGCTTGAGCAACAACTACCTTCAATCAACGGAGAATAAACCTATGAAGAGAGTTTTGGCTACGACCGCCATCCTGGCGGCGCTTACCTGTCCTGGCGCGGCCAGCACCGTCACGCTAGGCGGTGTGACTTGGGATACCACCAACTCGGGCAGCCTGAGCCTCGGAAACGTGGTGCCCGCCGGGAATCAGCCGCAGAACGCGCCGTGCGTCATCTGCGGTGCCAACCAGCCGCAGCAGCCGGCGAATTTCGGCTACAACGACTACAGCAACAACGGCAGCGTGTCTTCGATCACTGCGTTCTCCGATCAAGGCAACGGCGGCCGCAACACGCTTGCCGACAACACGTTCGCCACCGGCTACACCGTCGGCGCTGGCTCACCCTTCCTGCTCTTTCTGCTCGCCCACGGCGACACCAGCCTCGGCTTCAGCATCGGCGTTGACGTCAACGACACCAACCAGGCGCAGACGCTGAACTCGTTCTTCTTCCTCGACTTCACTACGCATACCGTGCTGGCGTCGTTCACTGGCGGAACTCCTGGCAACGTGCCGTCACTCAACAATGGAACAGGCTTCCCGGACTACTCTATCACCGGAGCTCTCCTCAACCTCAACGATGTCCATCTGGGCGACACGATTGGCTTCGTGGCTCTCATGTCCGGGTTGAACGACGGGCCGGACTCGTTCTTCATTGAGGCCGCACCGGCGGCAGTGGTGACCCCGTTGCCAGCAAGCCTGCCGTTCTTCGCCGCCGGCTTGCTGGGCTTGGCCGGGCTGACGCGGTCGCTGCGCCGGCAGTGCCGAGGCGATGCTACGGCATCAGCATAGGAAGCGGCGGCACGAGGTTCACGCCTACTGGCGTGTAATTCGTAATAAGGACGGCAGCGTCAAAAAGCGTATTCGAGTTGATAGCTACAAGCGCGGAAACGCAAACCTGAGGCCTAAAGCGAAATAGAGTCCCGCCCCGCTGATCCATCCATCAATGCTCAGTAGGCAGGAAGGCCCACCGGGAGCATCCCTGTGTACCATCACCATGTCTCTCCGGTGGGCCACCAAATTTGATGCAGAGGTAACACGATGACCTTGCAGGTTTTGAACGGCCCTTTCATTGACGCCGGCGAGTCGCTCTCGACTGAAATGGACTGCACGCCAGGCGAATTGGTGCGTCTCACCATGCCGGGTGCCTGGTCGGAGGCGGCGCCGCTGACGTTCCAGATCAGCACGGACGGCGTCTTCTACAATGATTTGTTCACGCTCGACGGCCATGAGCTCACGTTGCCTGTGGTGGTGCCGGGCGCGGCGGTGCTTGTTTCGCATGATGTCGGGCGCGCCGTTGCGTTCATCAAGTTTCGCTCGGGTACGCGGGCCGCGCCGGTGCCGCAGCAAGACCTACGCGAGTTTGCGGTGGCGATCGATGTACCCGATGCTGCGGGAGGCGCCGTTCGGTGAGCGACCCAACCGGCACCGCGGGCCTCCGGCGATCGTTCCTGGCCGAAGGCAATCGCCGCCTGGCGCGAGTACGCTCGCTGACGCACACCATGCTGGTCGAGCACGACGTGATGGCGGCGCGCGGCGACCCGCTGGCTCAATTGTTGCCGCATCCGGGTAATCGGCTGGCGGCGTTCATGCAGTGGTTCGAGCAAACGGTTAATGCCCAGTTGCTCGGCGGCCGCTGGTGGGAACGGTTCCTCGAGCGTGCCTATCGCTCCGGTTTTGAGGCTGGCAGTGCGCTGACACGCACGCCTCCCTGTGCCGCGCCACTGCCGGCGGTGTTCCGCGAGCTCGCCGGTCGCGAGTTCGCGGGCATCGCGGCTGCGCTTGTGCAGCAGGTTACACGGCAGGCCGCCGGTGCCGCGCTTGGCCGGCGCAAGCCGCTGCCAATGTACCGGCGAGTCCTGCCGGTCCTGCGGAAGGTCGGTGACGCGCGCGTGCGGATGGCGACCAACACCTTAACGGTCAAGGTGCATAACTCCGGGCGGCTGGCCCAATTCCGCGCCGCCGGCATCACCCGCGTCGGCATCACGCCGGAACGCCTGGAGCCGCGCAAGCCCTCGCGGTTCTTGAAGCGGGATCATTTGCGGCACGATCATCGTCTGCACGATCGCGAGACGCAAAAGGAACGAACAGAACGGGCGGCGAACGAGTTGCTTGCGGCCCAACAACGCCAGCGGGAAGCCGAGCAAGCGGTGGCGCAAGCGGAGCTCGAAGCCGAACAAGCGCGCGTGGCGGCCGAGGTTGAGGCCCATATGGCTGGCGCCATGCTGGGACTGAGCCGGGCGCAGGCTCAAGTGGGATTGGCGGCGTCGCGTGCTCAGGCCACCGAGGAAGTAGCGGCGGCGAAGGCTGCGACGGCGGCGAGAGAAAAAGAAGCGGCGGCAGCGTGGCAGAAAGTCCTTGCTGCCAGAAAAGAGGCGCGCGCCGCCGAGTATGCGGCGAAAGCGGCCGAGCAAGCCGTCGAGCAGGAGGCTGCACAGGCGGCCGAAGCGGCCACAGCGGCGGAGGCGGAGGCCGAGCAAGCTGCTGCAGCCGAGGCCGAGCAAGCTCTTGCACTGGAGCCTGCGCCCGAAGAAGGAGCGGCGGCGGAAGAAGTGAACGTGCAGACCGCGGGCGATGATCGCGTCTGTGACGAATGCAACGACATCGCTGATGCTGGACCCTATACGCTCGATGAGGCAGACTTCATTCTTCCCGTTCATCCAAATTGCCGCTGCTCGCCTGTGCCCGTGCTCGCCGATCCTTCCCAGCTTTCACTCCTGGGTTTCGGCGCGACGGAGGCGAGTTGATGGCGATCGGCATTCGCGTTGTTGGACCGCCGTTGGATGCACAACTCGATCGCAATCTGGAAAAGTATCGGCTGAAGGTCCAAGCCGCGATCGACTCGGCCACCGATCAGCTAGCGGAGACGATGGTCGAGAAAGGCCGTGAAGACATTGCATCGGCTGGCAATTTTGGCTCGCGCTGGACGACCGAGGGATTGACGTCTGACGTCAGCGGCAGCGGCACTATCCGCACCATCACGATTCGGGAAGCGGTGCCGTATTGGCGGGTCTTTCAGAACGGCGCCATCATCCAGGGTAAGCCGCTGCTTTGGATTCCGTTGAGTTTTGCGACCGAGGCACAAGGCGTTTCCGCAAAAGATTACCCCGGTCGTTTGTTTCGTGTGGACCGTAAATCCGGTGGCGCACCCCTGCTGATGTCGGCGGACGACAAGCAAGCAAAGTATTCCGGGCACGAGAGCGTCCGCATTCCGAAGAAATTCCATCTGGTGGAGATCGTGACCGCCGAAGCCAAGACATTTGGCGCTCTCTACCGGGTCGAGATGACCAAATCCTAACGGAGGGTAGTCACATGAGCCTGAGCGGACTCGTTCTTGGCATCATCAATATAGCGATCGTCATCGTCATCCTGCTCCTAGTCGGGGCGGTCATTCTCTGGTTCTGCAGCTGGCTGAACTTCCCGGTTCCAGCGATGGTGCAGAAGCTCTACATCGCGGTCGTCGCCCTGATTGCGCTCTACATGCTGGTGGCGCTGCTGCTAGGCATCCCGTCGATCCGCATCATTTCGCATGCGGGCTTGACCGCGGTTCTGACCTGATGCCCAGCGACCGGCAGTTCTTCTTTTCCGTCTTTGTACTGGCCGTGGCTGCAATGCTCGCGCTGGCGGCTTACGGCTATTTCAGCGGCGCGTGGGACCGCAATCCGATCGCGCCACCAGCCATAGTCGACTGAAAGGTCACGCCCATGAACATGCTCGACAGGATCGAGGTCGAGGAGCGCTGCGACCTCAACGACGCCGGCGCCAAAATGCGGATTACTGAAGACGGCTATCTGGTGGCGTCGCCGCGCATCGCCCGCACCGGCATCCAGCTTTACAGCGGCCACGAGGTGGGCCGCGACGACCTCGAGGTGGTGCGGGTCTATCGGCCAGCCGAGCAGGTGTTCGACAAGGCGGCAATGGCATCGCTGGCCTGGCGGCCGGTCACGCTCGATCATCCTGACGACGCAGTCACCGCGAAGAATTGGAAGCAGCTTGCCGTCGGGTATGTCACCGGCAAGGTCGCCCGCGACGGTGAATATGTCGAAGTGCCGCTGGCGCTCATGGATCACGATGCGATCACCGCGGTGCAGAACGGCCATGCGCAGTTGAGCGTCGGCTATGGGGCGAAGCTCGTGTGGGGCGACGGTGTCACGCCGGCCGGCGAGCCTTATCACGCGGTGCAGACCGACATTCGCGCCAACCATGTGGCCGTCGTCAAGTTCGCCCGCGGCGGCGATAAGCTCAAGATCGGGGATAAGACCAGCGGCAAAGGGCGCGCCAAAAGGGCGGCCACCACCACGCATACCAGGGGCGACGCCCCGAGAAAGGAGACCAACATGACCGTGAAGACTATTGATGGCGTGCAGATCGAACTTGAGGACAAGGACGGTCAGATTCTCGACCGTTACCTCGGCGGTCTGCAGAGCAAACTGGCCGACAACGAAAAGAAGGTCGGTGAGCTGACTACGCAAGTCGTAGCACTCGGCAAAACCGTCGAGACCAAGGACGGCGAGATCATTGGCCTCACCAAGAAACTCGCCGACGCCGAATGGACGCCGCAGAAACGCGACCAGGCCATTCGCGACAGCATGGATGTCTTCGATCGCGCTCGCCGCGTGCTCGGAGACAGGCTGGTCACCGATGGCAAGACCGACACCCAGATCAAGCGTGAAGTCGTTGCCGCCGAGATCGGTGACGAGGAAGCCAAAGCCATGTCGGACGAGGCCATCGCCGGCGTGTTCAGCGCCGTAACTAGGCAGATCAAGAAAGACGGCTTCCAGCGCACGGTCAGTGCGTTGTCCCAGCCTCCGTCGGCGTCCTCGATGTTGACGCCGTCCCAGACCGCCTATGCAAAGTACGTCGACAGCCTAAACAACGCCTACAAGGCCAAGAGCGCGTAACCCCAAACCCGTAACAGCGAAAGGAGGCAGCACATGCCTGCTGTTCAAACTACTTATTCCGCGACGCTTCAGCCTGGCCTGGAAGGTCAGATCGCCAGCATGCTTGATGACGATGATGTAGAGACTCGCCTCTGCGAAACTGCCGCTGGCATCGCATTCGGGCGGGCGGTGTCGGAAGGCACCAACGCGCGCGGCGCGGTGCTCGGCGGGGCTACAAAATTCATCGGCATCACGATCATTGACACCACCCTGATCATCAAATCCGGCCAGACCGTCGATCTATATCAACAGCGCGACAGCATGGCGGTGTTGAATGAGGGTGATGTCTGGGTGCGCCCGGTAGCGGCCGTCACGCACGGCTCGCCGGCGACCTACGACTCAACCACCGGTCAGCTCAACCCTGTCGCTGCCGGCGTGGCCATTCCGGCCTCGCGCTACATCACATCGGCCAGCGCCGGCCAACTCGCGCTGTTGCGCCTGACCGCAACCGCTCCGGGTGCGTAACCCAGCATAAGGATGGAGACACCGAGATGAATTACCAATTCGGCGATGCTGCCCAGCAGGCGCTCAGCTTTGTGGTGCAGCAGGCGCAATACATCGAACCTCAAGTTTATGAGGTAGCCTATCCCGAGATCCAATATCCAAATCTGGTCCCGATCGACTCGTCAGGTAACGAGTGGATGAAATCGATTGCGTTCCTGTCCCTCGACAAGGTTGGCCAGGCAAACTGGTTCAATCACCTTGCCGCGGATGTTCCGTTTGCAGATGTCATGCTCAACAAATTCGAGCAGGGCATCGAAATGGCGGCAATCGGCTACTACTGGACTCTCGAGGAGACAGGCCAGGAAGCGATGATTTCCGGCCCCACCATCAACAGAGTCATGGAACGCGCCAAGGCTGCACGGCGCGCCAGCGAGGAAATGATCGATCGCATCGCCTTCTTCGGCGATACGACCAAGGGCTGGACCGGCCTCACCAACGATCCGAACGTTACGATCACCGGCGCGCCTGCGGATGGCACTGGCTCGTCGGCTTTGTGGTCCACCAAGACCGCCAACCAGATGGCCCGCGACATCAACCTGATCTTGTCCGGGGTCTACACCGCATCGTTGACCACCGAGATTGCCGACACGCTGTTGCTGCCACCGGATCGGTTCACCGCGCTGGCGCAATCGCTGGTCACCAATACGGCGGTGACCGGGCTCAATCTCGTGCAGCAGGGCAATGCCTACACTGCGTTGTCCGGCAATCCGCTGATGATCCGCACGGTGCGCGGACTGGAGACGGCCGGCGCCGGTGGCGTCGCCCGTGCGATCGCCTACCGCCGCGATCCGCAGATCCTCAAACTGCATCTGCCGATGCCGTTCAACTTCCGCTCGCCGATGCAGGTCACGGCGCTCCGGTTCGACGTTCCCGGCATCTTCCGCACCGGCGGCGTTGAGGTCCGGCGGCCCAAGTCAATGCAATATCTAGACGGCATTTGAGGAGAACTTCTATGACCGAGCACAAGGAAGTCGCGAAGCAGGCGATCAAAGTCAAGAACACCGGCAAGGCCCCGCATGTCCTGCATGCCGCCAGCGGTGAGGCAAAGGTGATTGGCCCTGGCCAAGAGGCCGAGGTCGAAGTCGCGGAGCCTCAGGCCAAGATACTGCAGGAGGCGTCGAAGCGCGGTAGCCATCTCACGGTGTCGGGGCACGAGCCGGAGAAGGAAGAACCGTCCGAGGTCGAGACTGCGACCCCGGAAGAGCAGAAGTCACGCCATGCATTGGCCGAGAAAGAGACGGAGCTGATGCAGGCCGGCCAGGAGGCCGGCAAGGACGCGCGCGAGAAGATGGCCAAGAAGGATTGGCAGAAACTCGCCGCCGAGACCGGCATCGGCATCATGGGCCGTGGCGGCGTGGATGCGCTGGACACGGTCGCCGAGGCGCCGGACGCACCGGCTAAGAAGAAGTAAGCGCCTGCGTTCCGTTTGGGGTGCCTGCGCTCGCCCCGTCTTTCCTTATCCCCTCACATCGTCATAGGAGGCCAGCGTCATGGCTAACGCCGTGTACCCACTTTTCAAGCAGTCGCTTCTCACTGAAGCCGACGCCAACAAGTCGCTCAACCAGACCGGCAGCAATGCGCCCTACGCGGCATTGATCACCACCTCGTCCGGTTACACCTACTCGGCCGCGCATCAGTTCTATTCGTCGCTGTCGAACATCGTCGGCACGCCGCAACCGATCACCACGCCGACGGTGGTCAACGGTACATTTGACGGTGACGACGTCACCTTCACCGCGGTTTCTGGCACGGTGGTTGGGGCGATCGTCATCTATCGACAGAACGCTGGTGCCAACACCACGTGGCGTCTGACACTGTTCGAAGACACATCCGTCACGGGTCTGCCGGTCACGCCAAACGGTGGCAACATCGTCATCACGTGGAACGCCTCCGGGATATTCACTCTGAGCGACGCCGAAGCAAAAGAAGACATCGTTCGCATTGGTGAGCTGCCGGACGGGTTGCCGCTGTACCGCTACAACTACCGCCGCTCTCACACGCCGTCCATTGGCGTGCTGGCGCACGAGGCCGAGCAGCAATACCCAGATTGCGTCGGTCGGCTCGGCGCGTTCCAGGCCGTCGACTATGCAAAGGTCATGGAGCGCGCGCTGCATGGTTGACGACCCGCTCAAGCACCTGCCGCGGCAAGAAAGGGTGCTGTTCGACATGATCACGCACGCATCTACCGGCATGCCTGTCGAGGTGGTGATGGGCGCCGCCGTCAACATGCTGATCAATGCGATCCGGCAGAATTATGTAGTGATGAAAGATGCCGAAGAGAAATTTAACGAGCTGTTTGGCCGCGGCAAGCAAATGTTGCTGGCCAATCACTATGACAGCACAACAGGCAGGCGGCGGACAGTGATCCCACACACCCAGGTTCTCCGCATGCCCTATGTCATGGATCCGGACGCGACCAGGAAGCCGAATGGACGTTAGTAGCGAACCCCGAAAGACGAACCAGACCGTAGGGCCGCCGTCCCTCGTCGTGGATGGCGAGAACTTTCACACACCAAATGGCATCAGTGTGGTCCTGGTCGATGCTATCTTCCACGATCTCGGGGATTTGTTTCCTGCCCCGATTGCCAGTGCGGTTAATGTTCAACGACCGACACTGTTCAATGACGCGAGTATATTTTGGGTGCCGGCGCTGCTGGGCACTGCTTGGGCTACACCGCAGGATTGGATCGACAATGACGGGGTGGGCAGCGCGGCTCTTGTCAGCCTGACGACCTTGCAGCCGGAATCTTACGATGATTCTGTCGGTGGGTCGTATGACATACAAACGACCTTCATTGTCTTTGCGCCGATTGTCGGTCCTACCGATTTCATCTGCAAACCGTCCATGAGTGTCGGTGCCGTTCAAATGGCACCCTCGCTGGTCAGTGATATTGAAATTGTCATTGAGCCAGAGCTCGTCGGGTCATACGGGGTGACGGCGACGACCGTGCTTGATGACGATCAAATCATGTCATCGGCTGTCTTGCTGATGATCCAATATTTGACACCATCGACCCATGTCGATGTCGAGGACACGTTGGACCCGGACGGTGTTGCGGCGTTTGGGCATTTGATGCCAGAGTTGGGCATCATGGACGCGGACGTGTTTTCGACCGCTGTCATGACACCGGGGGACGTGACGTTGTCGGCTGGCTTCATCGCCACGCCGGAAGCCGATTACCCACCCGATCTGCAGGCGAGCGCCGCGTTGCTTGCTTCATTGGTGACCGATAACGATCAGGCCCATGATGCCATCAGCGAACCGGGCGATGTACTATGGCAGGATCCCGACACGACGCATGACGACGCGTTCAGCGGTTCGGCCATGTCTCCGGGGCCGGTCGGGATGCAAGTCGATTGGTTCGGGGACACCGATTTGTTGAACTCATCGACATGCATTCGGGGTGACGCAAATATTGGGCCGTACCCTTACGAGGTGTTGGATGTTGTTTTCAGGGCGACGTTCAATCAGATTTCGATCTTCACCATGCCGAGGTTCATCGACTTTGACCGTTTTTTAGCCGCCCGTGTCAGCGGTGGGCATTATCATTCGACACAGCCACCTCACCTTGTCGGTTCGATGTCTGGCCCGGCCTATATGGTAGGTGGGACGAAAACACATTCTCTCAAAGGTTCGATTGAGACCGCCGCATGACCGAGCTTCGGCAAAACTTCAGCTTGATCGCTGGTGACGACACCGATGTTGACTACGGCATTGTGCCTGCACCCGACCCGCCGTTCGACATGCTCCAGGTCAACATGACTTGGACCGCCTACCCGCAAGTCCGCGGGGTTGCCGACAAAACCATGTCGGTTGTCATCAAGACCTCGGCCGACGGAAGCATCGTTGTCGAGGACGCGCCATCCTATGCCTTCTCGGTGCTGCTTGCTTCGGCCGATACCGTGGCTCTATCGGGCAACTATTACTACGAGATCGTCATTATCGATCCGTTGAATGACAACCGGCGCTCGACGCCGACCATCGGCACGATGACGGTGATCGACACCGGCAATCCGATCAATGTCGTCGCCTTCAAATCCATGTTCCCGGAGTTCATGAACATGGATGACAGTGTGGTGCAGACGGCCCTAGACGAGGCCGCGTTGTTCGTCGGTGAGGGTTGGAGTGACGCAGATACTCAAGCTGCGACCTTTTACCTCGCCGCCCATTTCCTGTCGCAAGCCCAGGCGGCGGCTGGTGGGGCGGGTCGGTTGGTCACGTCCGAGCACATCGGACCGATTTCAGTGCAGTTCGCGGCTGCGTCCAGCACTTCCGGCGGATCGGCCTACCCCTCATTGGCCAACTCATCCTATGGGCTGATGTTCCTCGCGGTGATGCGGCGCAACAGTCCGGGCATTGCGGTGGTGTAAATGGACTACTCGCGCGAGCGCGCCATTGCCAATGCCATGATCGCTAAATACGGGTCGCCGGCGATCCTGCGGCGCGAGAATGGCGGGGACCGGTCATGCATCGCCTTCATCTCGGAGTACACGCCGCATGAGCGGGTCGGGAAGCTGATCAATCAGACGGATCGCAAGGCGTTGTTGTCGCCGGTTGGGTTGACGCTTGAGCCGGACTCGGAACAGGACACGTTGGTGACGCTAGACCCAGCATCCGGCGCCGAACTCGAGACGTTGCGCATCGTTTCGCCCATCGGCAAATTAGCGCCGGCGAACATCATCGTGTATTGGGAACTGCAGGTCAGGCGTTGAAATGCAGGACAAGCGCGAAATGATACTGGAGCGCATGCTCGCCTTGCTGGGGACGGTGAACGGGACCGCCGATCCCTTGAACGTGTTTCGCAACCGTGCCGAAATCCCGACCGACAAGCTGCCTGCGCTTGTTTTGTTGGACGGCAATGAAGTCCTCAAAAATCCGCAGGCGGTACATACCCGCGGCGGCGCACGCGCGCCCGGCATATTTGAACTGTCCCCGCAGGTGTTCATCGTATTGCGTCCACGTAATACCATCGATAATCCCGGCGTTGGAGAGGAGCTCTCCGGCTTGCGGATGCAGGTGCTAAAGGCGTTCACCAACGATGATGAGTTGTGGGCCTTGCTCGGCTCAAACGGCGAGCTGATACATTCTGGCCACATTACGGATTTGCAAACCGGGTCGACCGTGGTTGGTCAAATGCAAATGCGATTCCAACTCACTTACGTTTTGGACCCTAACGATCTCAACTGAAAGAGCAGGAGAATCAAACATGGCTTACGGTGTCAGCAGTCCGGATGTCAGTAACCTTGCAGTTGGCAAGGGCTTCATCCTGTTCAAGCCGGTCGATCAGCTTAGCTTCTTTCATGTCGGCAACGTGCCGACGTTTACCTTCACGCCCAAGGTGACGTTGCTCGACCATTACAGCTCGATGGCGGGCTCGCGCATCAAGGATCTGACCATCATTACCGAGAAGTCCGGCGAGGTGAAGATGGATCTGGAGGAATTGACGGCGCAGAATTTGGCGATGTTGCTGATGGGCGACGTCGGCAACGATGGTGGTACGCCGCCAAATCCGCAGGTGCAGATCTTCTCGCGCAGCTCGTTTATTGGCGAGTTGAAGTTCTATGCCACCAACGAGGTCGGCCCGCGTTGGTACGTCGATCTGCTGAGCGTCAACTTGACGCCGAGCGGGGATTTCTCGCCTATCATCGACAATGCCTTCGTCAAGATGGTGGTCAGTGGCTCGGTACAGTCGATTGATGGCGTATTCGGGACGATGACCTTGATGCCGCCGGTGAACTCCATTGCACCGGCAAATGTGTTGCTTCCGACGATCACAGGTGGCACGTCGGTCACTTCGCCGGGTGCGCCCAAGACGGGGGATGTCTTGACCGCGACCATCGGTGGTTGGACTGGAGCGCATAGTTACACCTATGCGTGGCAAAGCGTTACGGGAACTACTGGCCCGTGGGTGCCGATCAGTCCGCCACAGACCGGCAAAACTTATACGGTGGTCGCCGGGGACACCGGCAAATCGTTCAAGGTAATAGTCACCGGCGTCAATCCGATTGGCAGTACGCCGGCGACCAGCACGAATACGCTCGTAGCGGCGGCAACGTAAACAAAGGAGCAAGGGCAAATGTCTAGTCTTTTGGACCTCGGCCCGCTGACCGAGGAGGTCGAGGTGCGCGGCGTCAAATTGACGGTGCGAGGGTTGACGGCTGCCAGTCTGTTCAAACTGTTTTCCGAGTTCCCGAACCTGCAACAAGCGCTCGCGCAAATGGGCACTGCCAACACCGATATGTTGGAGTTGGCGCCTGATCTGTTCGCGAAGGTGATCGCGATTGCGACCGGGTCGCCGGACGATGCGGCCATTATTGCCAAGGCGAGAGAACTCGGGGCAGCCGATCAAATGGCGATCTTGTCAGTGGTGCAGAAGCTGTCGTTTCCGCAGGGCTTCGGCCCTTTCGTCGATCAGATCACCCGGTTGATGGTAATGGATACGCCGATCCCGTCGAGCGGGCAGGGGAACTCGTCGCACGCGCCATCCAACGCAGCATTGCAGACGGACTCTCCTGGTCTGACGCGTGGGGCCTCACCCTCCGCCAATTAGAATGTTGGATCCGGCTGTCCGAACGCAATCGTCAAATCAACCTCGCGCATGACTTCGCCAATCTGTGCAATGCGCAGGGGGACAATAAGCATATGCAGCAGCACATGACAAAATTGTTGCAGGGAACGGAATAGGTAACATGGCCGAAGACGACATTGTCCAGAAAGTAGTTATCGAGGTCGATGACAAGGAGCTCGCCAAGGTTGGCGAGACCGCGCAGACGTCGTTCAACCAGGTGGAGAAGGCCGCCGGCAGCGCCGGGCAGTCGCTGCAAGGGATGCAGGCGGCGGCGGGCCAGGTGGGCAGCGGCGCACAGAAGATCGGCGTTGGATTAGCGGATGTTACGGCGAAAACCGTCATCACGACTCGCGAAATGCGCTCGCTCGGCGCTGTCATGCGCACTGTCGGCGAGGGGGCGGCGGCCAGCGCCGCTGTTGGATTTGTAAAGATCGGGGCGACACTGGGGCCGATCGGCATCGCGCTGTTCGCGGCGGCCGAAGCTTTCTCCTACTTCAAAGGCAAGATGAAGGAGGCGGAGGAGCAGGCGAAACAGACCGTCGCCTCGATGGCCAACATCGCAAAGATCAGCGCGGAAATGCATTTGGAAAAAGATGGATGGACAACTGCGTTTACCTTAATTGCAGGCGATTCGGCTGCAATGAAGGAGGCCGCAAATAATGTCGGTCAGGTAGCCAATCAGCTTAAGAAAATAGCAAGCGGGGCAAGAGAGGTCATCAGCCCGATGACCTCGTCGGATACGTTGCTGAAGGGCCTCATCCTGAACACCGAGAAATTGACTGGCGTGCGCTTCGACAAACTCAAGGGCGGCACGCAAGAGATGAATGCCGCGCTGTACCAACTCCAGCTCGTAGCCGCGAAGACATATGAGAAGATGGACTTGATCCAAAAGTCAAATCTTGAAGAAGCAATGAAGAAAGCGAAATGGCCGGACGACGTCATCGCCAGCATCGAGAAGGGGTCGACGGCATTCAAGCAGGCGCACGTCGAAGCCGCGAAGCCGTTCTTCACGCCGGAGCAGCAGACGTCCATAGATAATTTGGCGAAGGGATGGGATGCATTTGCCGTGGCATCCAAGAAGGCCTGGGCACAGGTCGCGGGCGATGCCGAGACCGGCACGCGCGGCTGGGCGCAAACGATTGCGGCGGCCTTGGCGACGGGGTTTGCCGACTTCATGGTCTACGTCGGGCAATTCGCGCACGCCGTTGTCGATGCCTTCAACGCGATGCTGGGGCCGATCAAATCCGTGATTGACAAGATTGGCGGGTGGCTCAATGGGCTGTGGGCCGCTGCGAAGTCCCTGTGGTCGGCGCTGACGGGCGGCGGCGGGTCGGTGTCGCCATCCGAGGTCGAGGGCCATGCGGCGGGCGGGGTGGTGCGCGGCGCGCCCGGGGTCGATGCCAACCTCGCCTACCTGTCGGCGGGCGAGTTCGTGATGCGGGTGGCGGCCGTGCAGAGATTTGGGCTGCCGTTCATGCACTCCATCAACGCGGGGCTTGCACCGCATTTCGCCGCGGGTGGCTTCAACGCCGGGGGAATGTTGCCGGCGCTCGCCAGCTCATCCGGCGGCCGGCCGATCCACCTGCACATCGACGGTCGGAGCTTCGGCCCGATGACAGCCTCGGAGGGCGTTGCCTCCGCACTGGAGCGCTTCGCGGTCAGCAGTCAGATCGCGAGCGCTGGTCGAAAGCAGAGTTGGAGGCGATGACGTGCCCGCACTGTATCCGGGTCCGCCAGCAAACAGTCAGACCGTACTGAACATCAGCGTCATGGGTGTGACCCTGTACTCGGCGCGCGGGTTGTCCCAACTGATCCAGCCAATCGACGCGGCCAAAAACCAACGCCGTTCGATCAACGGCATCATGACGGATGTCAACAATCCCCAATTCCTCAAATACAAGTCGAAGATCACGTGCACCGATTTACGCACACCAGCCATCGACGGAATATTTCCTGGCCTGACCGTCAATGTCGATTGCGTCTCCTATTTGAGCTACCCGGTCGGAGGCACCCCGCGCCGGCCGGTCATTTCAGGAAGCACGTTCACGGAAGGTAGCTTCGTGTTCTATCTGCCGCGTTTGCTCATGATGGTTACCGATTATCAGGTTCAGACCGACGAGTGGGCCGGTACGGTTCCTTGGGAACTCGATCTCGAGGAACTCTGACGTGGCGCTCTATTTTGCCTGGGTCGATGCCAATGTTCCTTTCAACAACAGTCTCTTGCGAGAGGACGAAATCGTACTGACGTTCGACTTGGCGCATGGTGAGGGACAGATCCCAACGCTAAGCGTCGAGATCAAAAATCCGCATATTGGTTTGTTGGCACCGGGGCGTAAGCAGTGGGTGTGGTTTTCGTGGGTGTCACAAGTGGGTCAGGTCGTTCCATTGTTCAATGGATGCTTGACCGCGCTTCCGAGCAATGTGTTTGGCGAGACCGTGACCTTGCAATTTTTGGCACGTCCATCCAATTATCTTGCTCAGAAGCAGGCGATCGCCGAGACACTGAAAGTGTCACCGTACTACGATCAGATTTGGATCGACAAGACGAAGATAGATGACCCCGATGCGATCCTTGAACCTTATACGAGAGCATGGCACGTTGATCGGGTGTCACTCAATGTCACGACCTCCGACATGGTTTTAGGGGAGGACGGCACGGAAGAGTTCAATCCGGAGGACTCTTTCTATGACAGTGTCTCGCTCAGCTTTGCCCAGTCACCTCAAACCACGGTCACTTTCACTGGCAGCGTCACATGGACACAAGAAGGTGGTGGTGTAATTGAATTGCCTACATTGAAATTCTCGGCCTACAACGGTGATGCCTGGTTATCCGGTTGGCCAAAACAAGGATCATCAATTGGTGATGGTTGGGTGGTTGCGAAATCCGAGATTATCGATCTTTTTAACGCTGGCAATGCAACTACATATCCTCTCACCGGTAGCTACCAGAACAATGAAAGTAAGCATAGTGACGGCGACACACTGTCGGTGAACGTCAACGAGACAGTGTACAACGGCACCGTTTCATACGGTAATCTTGTTTATTCCCAAGGAAGTGGTACTTCAGGATCCGGGTCGGCTGGACGGGAGGATGTTTACCTCGGACTCGTCCCATATTTTTTGCAAGCCAGCATGACATTGCAGTACGGTATGTCGCGTGGCCGTACCGAAATAGTTTCCTTCACGATGAACAGCGCGCTGCAGAACATCGTGACCACGCCGACGGATGAGGTGACGGCTCCTATTGCATTGACGATGAGCGGTGTCGATGTCGGATTGCCATTACCGTCCGGTGAAATACCACTCACCGATCCTGTGCGTTCATCGTTCTTTCCCACCGACCGTGGCATTCAGGCATTGCAATATCCGTTGCTGGTGGCACGGGGGCATTTGTTGCAGTCGGCACGGGCAGTCAAGGTCGGGTTCGATTGTGCGCTGGAACGTGCGGTCAACCTGTCGTGTCGCAAAACCGCCCTGATCCATGATGCCCGGTTACCTGGTGGCCAGGCGTTTGGTAAGATCACTGAATACCATATCAAGGGTGATGGCAGCAGTGGTCAGTTGATCGGCACCGTTCAGATCGAGTGCATGATCGGTGAGGGCGGGACCATCACGGTCATTGAAGGCACACCCGTTTATGCCAATGATGGTTATGTTGCCGTCGGTTACCAGTTCTATGCTAACGCGGCCGTTGGCCTTCCCAGCAATGATGTGACATTTTCCATACCGGTGGGTGGCGTGACTGATGACGGTCTGGTGTGGCCCTTGGATTTTGGCCAGGCGATCAGTGGATACAATTTGCACAACGGCGCGCCTCCAGGCACACCGGCTACACCGGCTTCCTCACCTCCCGCGAATTCCATCCCGCTCGATGCGCAGACCCAGGCGGACAGAAACAATGCATTGATGGAACATGCGCAGGCGACCTTCGATTGGTTCGTTTCACTCAATCAAACTTGGCTCGAAATGGATATTGTGTCGGTGACGGGGACCAATTTTGCTGCCGAGTATGATATTTCGGTTGGAACATTGATTGTGCCGAACATGATCGATCTGGAAGCGCCCAGTGCCTAGCCTTGAGCAGATCATTCGTCCCTTTGTAGTATTGGACACGACACCGCCGCGCGTACCTGTCTCTTCGACGACATCCACACCTGAATTGAGATACACCACAATCATTATTGGGCAAGGTGGCAAAGGGAAAACCGTTTCGACCAGTTATTCGATTTCAGTTACGATTTACCGTGATAAACATTACAAAGAGACTTCCCAGGGTACAAAGTAAGAAATTCCAACCCGTTGAGTTTGGATGACATATGGCAATCATCTATCGGACGGCAGGACCGTGGGGTGCCGGCAAAGGCGCAAACCTTGTTGCCGCCGAAGTCGATGGCAACTTCTACGACATCAACAACAGGCTGACTGTCACCGAGGATACGCTTCCGACGTTGGTTTCTATTGATCATTTCGCGGTCAGTGGGAATGCATTCTACATCTACATGACCGACGGCACGATCCAAGGGCCCTTTGCTCTGCCGGTGACGACGTGGAACTTTCGCGGTACGTGGCGCCCGAATACGAACTACATGGTCAACGATGTCATCGATTACAACGGTGCCGTCTACATGGTGCTGTTCAGCCATATCAGTGCCACCACATTCGATCCGGGAGCGACCGATGGCTCCGGGCATTCCTATTACGGGTTGATGCTGGAACAGCCGTCGAGCATCATCCCGCCGGGCGGACTCACAGGGCAGCTCTTGGCGAAGGCCAGCGATGCGGATTATGTGGTCAATTGGCAGACGCCGGCGATATTCCCGGCAATGGTGTTACGTTCGGCTCCGGACCCGACCTATTCACTCACGCTTGCCGACATCGCTGGTTACGTGCGCTGCGTCAATGCGTCCGGATGTTCCATCACTGTGCCGAGTGACGCCACATTGAACTTCCCACTTTCGGCCGAAATATCATTTCGGCAATGCACCGATTCTCCGGTGACCTTGGTGCCGGACCCTGTTGTTACCATCAATCCGATTGTCGGATACAGACCGGTGACCAGTCGCAAGGGTGCGGTCATCACGGTGAAGAAGATCGATATCAATTTGTGGGATGCGTTTGGCTACCTGGCAGTATAATTTACATGGCAGTTGTTCGAGTTTCCCATGTCTTCCGGGTTTATCAGGACGATGACCAGACCAGTGACACGTGGATTGATATCGAGCGGATCGACAAACTTGTTTTTGAGACAGGTTCTGGGCTTCTCTTCGAGAGGTACATCTTCGAATACGATTGGAAGTCATTTGATTCGAAGAAGGCGGTGAAGAAGGAAATCAAAAACCCATCTGACGAAAAAGACGTAGTCAAGGTTCCGATACGCAGGTCCATCACACTCGAGGCTAACGGCGGGCAAACCTACCAGAAGGCCATCCACGATTACGCCAACGATCCCGAAAATGTTACGCGTGTCTCTCACACCAGGCAGGTTGATCATTATGATCTTGACGACAGTTTCCTCGATGAGCAAGGACAGCCGCCACGCGATCCAAATAATTACATTAATGCCGTGCAGAAGGACAGCAAGGAGGACGGTGGAGACAATCCATTCAAGGTTGAGATCATCAAAGAATTCATCAGCACGTCCGGTACGGGTTTCACTTGGCAGAAACATATTTGGTCGCTTGATTCGGACAAGGATGAATTGCTGCAATTCGGCAACAAGGATTGGCTGGGGTCATTCGGATCCGACTCGTCGCATATGTCGGATATCGATCCACCATGGCGCCTAGACCCGTTGCAGAACATCATCAATATCAGTTGGGGCGATAGCTTGGCCGTCGAGTTTGGTGACCAGGACCAGGATGCTCCTGGATATGTAGCTCCGAAAGACCAAGCGGAGGCGCCCTGAATGAGTTACCTGTATATGCCGACCGGCATGCCAGATTTGGCCAAGGCGGTGATCTCGTTCTGGTTCCGGGTGCCGCAGGCGTCAGTAGACGCATGCACTGCAACTTTAACCTCATCCGGTTTGTGGTCCGGCAAGCTACCGCTTGTCTGCCTGGGGCCACAGGGATCGTCAGCTGGCTATTCTTCCGGAGGAAGCGTAATCGGAGGTAACTGGTACCTTATGCTTGGCGAAGCTGGGACGTTTTCCCAAGAGGACCTTGGGCTTACTCCTTATCGGATGGCTATAGCCGGACCACCAACAGCAGACCCGACGCTACCTACTTTCATAGGAGTGTTGTGCAAAAGTAGTGACGACGTGACGCTGTTTATAAATTTGGAAACTAACCAGCAAGCGGCTATCGAAAACATGGATTTAGTAATGACCGCTTATTCCCCTGCAACTACCTACGCGGCCGCCAACGGTGTGGATGCGCCTGACAATATTCCCGGAACGGCTACTTGGAGTACATTGCGCGGTGACGAGACGGAACACTTTTCTGCGTCCAACAGCATAAAGATCACACCGGATCAATGGCACCATCTCTTATTGTCTTTTAGTCTTGAGGATGTTGCAACTCACGGCAGCGACGACCCCGATCCGCCCGCGAATATAGGGAGTGCTTCACATATGTGGGTTGCGCTGGACGATAAAAACTATACCGGTGACGATCTAAGTGATTACTGGCCTGGAGGGTCAGACGAAAATGCCATGGTGACACCCAACGCATATCGCGTTGCGAGCTCAGCGTTACAGAAGGGTGGGATGATCACCTACGCTAACTCCAACCCAGACGCGTGGGGTAATTTTACTTATAACGCCCCCCCCGCCGGGACCCCATCATTTTCTCTCCGGGAACCGAAAATACCCAATGGTGCAATTGGGATACCAGCGGCAGCCGATTTCGTTAAGAACATCTATCAGGTCGAGCTGGGCGAGTTTCAGTTTTTCAAAGATGTCACTATCGACACTGGCGTCGAAGCTAACCGTCGCGCCTTCATCGACTACAAGCGTGATGCAGAAGGCAATCCGATTGCGGACAAGGATGGGAATACGGCATTGCAGCCGGTCCCCCCCAAATCAGGTGGCCCGGCGGAACTCCTGCTTGGCAAGCCCGATATTTTACTGCATGGAAGTCAACATTGGATCAAAGGTAAGAACACCGGCAGTACTGGTGTCGATGATAACGGGAATGAAATCCCCGATGGGCAATTTCAGCCGGTCGCCGGCATCGTGAAATACAAACCTGATCCTAGCTTATCGCAGTGAACATGCATGATCGTAGGAGTCGTTGCAGAGGAATTGTTGCTGCCACTGGCAATTCCGCCATTCGACACCTATGTCGATCCAGATGTCTTCCCGTTCGCGACGATCCGTGTCCCAGGCTTCCTGTTGCTCGAAGGTTCGTTCGATGAAGGTGACACGTTCTATCAGGCCTATGTCGGCGATGTCAGTCTCAGTATCTACCCGCCGTCGATTGCCGATCCTGACACCGTCTACGCCTTTACCACGTCGCGCAGCGCTGCGATCGTCAGCCCGCCGATCACCGACGCCGATGTGTTCTATTCACCGCTGGTTCTCAGCAAGGTGCTGGGACCGCAACTCTTCGTTGATATTGATGTCTTCGGCGGTGTCAAGAAGGTTACGCTGGGCAAGGCCACAATCAACCAGACCGTCCCCATCGACTCTGTCTTCGATGTTGACATCATTTACGGCGCGGTCATCGGCCGCGCCGGTATCACGCTCATCATCAGTCAGTCAGCGCTGCCAACGGAAATCGAGCTCGTTCACATCAGTGAGACGACAGCCAATGTCATCCCGTTGCTGGGATCGTTCCTCGAGGAAACTGCCTCCTACACTGCACCTAGTACGCTGTTGCCGCATCAACTCGTCGATGCCGACGCATTCCAAGTACCGGACCTGCGCGGACCAATCGCCCCAGCATTGTTCACCGATGTCGATACCTTCTACAGTCCGACCAGGCTCAGCTATATCTTTCCCGGTATCGTTATCGACAGTAACGTATTCTTCGTTCCGTCCGCTGGTTGGAAATTGCTTCCTGGCATCGTGCTCGATCAGGACATCTTCATTGGGCCGGCCTTCGCTCAACCCGGTTCGTTTGCCCTCTATGTCGATGCCGGCGAGTTCATCCCGGCACCGACCGTCACGGCGCAAGCGGCAACATTGTATCCGCCCTCGTTCGCTGCGACCGATGCCTATTATGCGCCTGTCGTCAATCCCGCGATCGTCCCGTCTTACATGCTGCCGGATGATGTCGCGGGCGCCCCGGCTATCGGCTTCGGCCCACTGCATCCGGTTGTCTCGGTCATCGATCCCGAACCGTTCTTCGCGCCCGTCATCGGCGAAGGGCCGCGTGTGCCGAGCTTCGTTGTCGATACGGACCTTTTCTATGCACCAATCCTGAGCATCACGCAGACGCTCGTGCCAGGCGTCATCACCGATACCGACGTCTTCTATGCGCCAAACGTCAGCACGGCAGGTTTTGACGGCACGCTCGCACTTGACGGGCCGATCATGCCAGCAACCCCGCAGCCTACCGTGATCTACATCGAAGGTTAAGCCACAATGTCCTACTACGACACCACCTGGTATTGTAACGCAGGGGATCAATCGACCACTGGCTATTATGCTGTCGCCAAGTGGGCAGCCACCACGGCGATTGCGGCTGGTGCGCTGCGGCGACAGCTGGCTGCTCCCGCTGTCAACAGCGAGCGGGTGTTTGTTTGCATCGTGGCTGGCACCACCGGGTCAACTGAGCCGACTTGGGTACTGACGCGCGGGGCTAAGACGACGGACGGCACTGTCACCTGGATGGAATGCACGGGTGTCGCCGCCGTCAACGGTGATGTTACCAACACCGTCAACTGGACGGCTGCCAAGGCAATCGGCACGCCGACGCTTGGCACCATCATCAAGCGCGCCAACGCTGCGAGCTACTGGATATGCACAACGGCGGGTACGATGGGGGCGAGCGAGCCGTCGTGGCCGAACGACACCGCAGGAACCACGCAGGCTGATGGAACGACAACGTGGACTTGCATGGGTGTGGTCGGCAATTTCACTGGCGGGCAGGCACCACACGCACGGTTGTTTACGGCTTGTGCGCCGAATTGGTTCGCAGCCTTCAACACGATTTATGTCGGTGACAACCACGCCGAGTCGCAGACGACTACGCTTTCGCTAAATCCGGCGGCTGGGCTTTCCAATCAAATTGGCAGAATAATTTGTCACGATCATTTGGGGCCATACCCTCCCGGCAGTGGAAATTTGAAGAATACAGCGACTATTTCGACAACTGCCAACGCCGCGATCAACATATTTTTCTCGTCTGCTGGAGCGTTCTATGTTTATGGGTTGACGTTTAAGGCCGTGGTGGGAACGACTGGCAATTCAAACATTGTTATTGGGTTCGACAGCAGCGGACAAAATTGGTCGTACTTTGATAACTGTTCTTTTTGGTTGGCATCGACAAGTGGATCGAGCGCTATACAAATAATAGGTCAAGCCGTCTTTGCTGGTACTGTATTCTTCAACAACACGTCGGTTAAGTTTGCTAGTACAGGACAAAGTATCAACATCTTTGGTGCGGTGTTTGTCTGGCAAAATACGGCCCCGGCATTGGTTTCCGGTTCTACTGTGCCGAACTTTCTTCTGTCCGGGGACAATTTTGTGATGAATATTTTGCTGGAGGCGCTTGATTTGAGCCTGTTCAGCGGCACGCTTTTCCGTAGTACGGGAGGCGTAAACAATCCATACGGAACTGTGGTGGTCAAGGATTGCAAGTTGAATGCGTCGGTGACCCCTTATTCTAGTGCGCTTGCAAATTCCGGGATGACGGCTCAGTTTGTTCGTTCCGACAGCGGTGCGACAGCTTACAAGTCTGCGCGCTATCAATATGAGGGCACCGAGACCACCGAGACATCGATTACCCGTGTCGGTGGTGCTGCTGACCCGACCGGACAGGCGCAGTCACGCAAGCTCGTCACTACGGCAAATTCGCAATGGCTGATGCCGTTCAAGGTCGAGCCCTATGCGATCTGGAATCCGACCACTGGTGCGAACGTCACGGTGACGGTGTATGGCACCATCAACGCGGGCGCGCTGCCGAATAACGACGACATCTGGCTCGAGGTCGAGTACCTCGGCTCGTCGGCGAGCCCGTTAGGCACGATCGTCACCACGACCAAGTCCAACGTGCTTGCGGCGAATGCGGCTGTGGCGTCGGACGGCTCGACCTGGAACGGAGGCGGGTCGGGAGCGGGCTGGTCGCCGTTCAAGCTGACGACCACGCTGGCCGCGCCGCAGCCCGGCATGGCGGGCTATCTGCACGCCCGCGTCCGTGCCGCTAAGCCGTCCACGACCTACTACATCGACCCCAAGATCGTTCTGAGTTAATGCGTACCGCCCTCGAAATCTATCTCGCGATCGGCGCCGTCGTCGGGTTGGTGGTGGTCTACTATCACGACAAGACGTTCCCGGCCCTGGTCTTTGCCCTTGCCATGTTGTTCCTGATCCTGTTCTGGCCGTTATGTATCGTCATCGGGATCAGGCGAACAGCAAGGGCAAGGTCATGAAGATCGAGATCACAACGGGACGCGAGTGCGGGAAATGCTCCCTCTGTTGCAAGCTCCTGCGCGTGCTCGAGCTCGACAAGCCCGCCAATCAATGGTGCAAACATTGCAAGCCCGGTCAGGGGGGCTGCACGATCCACGAAAGTCGCCCGCAAATCTGCCGCGGCTACTTCTGCGGATGGATGCTGTCGCCCGGCGTCGGCGACGACTGGTATCCGCTGACCTGCCACATGATTCTGTCGCTGGCGAAGATCGGCGGCGTGCAGACGGTGACGGTGACGGTTGACGGATGTTACCCGTTGGTGTGGCGCGAGCCACCTTACCATCAGCAACTGCGTGCGCTCGCCCTGCGAGGTCTCAAAGTTGACGACCCGGATCGGGTTCACGTCGTGCAGGTGCGGGTCAATAACCGGGTGTGGGTGGTGCTGCCCAACCGGGACGTCGAGATCACCAGCGGCTCCTACATCGTGAAGATTGCCGCGCCCGGCGAATGGGAGGTCGAGCAGTTCCCCGACAGCGCTGCGGCGGCGTGTCGGGTTCAGGTGCTGACCGGCGTCGATGCCTGAGCGGACTCAACTTTTGTGTACGACCAGACCAATGCGATTACCCATCCAATGAACGTCCATCCAAGGAAAATGTTGAGCACAAGGATTGCCGTTGCGTTGTGGTGGCGTCTTTCGCGCGCGTTGAGATACGGCAGGAAGTAAAACAAAAATCCCATGCATGGAAGTAGCACGAATATGGCGGCAATTAGTGCGCTTTGCCATATGGAAATTTCTGCGCTTTGCCCTATCATGGCGAAGAGCATGATCACGAGGATCATCACCCAGATAGTTACAATTGTACTGAACTTCATTTTATCTCTCCGTGCCCATCATCCCGTATAAACCTTGCGGCTGGCTTGCTCGTCTCGGCCAAAGACTTGCTCCTTGGTGCCATTGCTACTCTGATGATGCGAGCCGCTTCCGTGCGGCGGCGACGTTCGCCTCGATCCGGGTATGGATTTTCGCCGCGTTCGTCTTGATATCGGCCAGCGTGGTGTCGTTGAGCTTTTGCCACGTGTCGATTTCGGCCGCCGTCTTGGCCGTGCCGATGGCCGCGATGTAGGTGCTGCCCCAACCCACATACCGCCGCCATTGGGTATCGGCCTTCGGCACCGCGATAGCGTGCGGGCTGGTTTCGCCAGTCTTCGGATGGTGCGGCGGCTCGACCACCGCCGCCTTGATGGTGACCGCCGGCGGGGACGGCGCAGGATCGATGCGGACGGCTGCCGGCGGGATGGTTTCGACCTCGCTTTCGTCCAGGAACCCGAGGCCGCAAATCGATAGCGTCGCGCGCCGCTTGCTTTTAGTTTCCGCCTTCATCATGGCATTGGCGAGCGCGTCGCCTTTGAGATTGGCAATGCTGACGGCACCCTTGGCGACATCGGTGCGACCGTGCTTGTTTCTCACTTTGGTCGTAACGATGAATACCCCGTCACGCTCGCTTTCGCTCATCTCGTCGACCGAAACGCCGTGGATGGTCCGCAGTTGCTCGGTGCAGTTGCGCAACGCGTAAAGCGTGAGCTTGCCGTTCAACTCGATAAACTCGAACGGCTTGGTCAGCGCATTGAGGCCGACACTTTTGCAGACTTCCACATAGAAGCGCGTGCGTTCCTGTGGCGTGAGTTGCGCGAGATTGCCCTTGGTGATGACCGCATCGATGATCTCGCGACCGCTGTCCGGCGCGCCGGTGGTGACGACCGTTTTCATGCTCGTTGTTCCTTGAGTGAGAGACGCCCGGCGCGATCGCGCCTGATTTCGATGCCGTGGCCGTGGCAGCGCACGGCGTCGAGCGGGACGAGGCCTTTGAGATCCTTCTCGGCGGCCATCGCCTTGCGGGCGGCGGTGCGGTTCTCGAGCCACGTGATGGCCTCCGAGGCCCAGAGATTGTCGCCGGTCATGTCGTAGGTCTTCGCGGGCTTGACCGGTGGAGCGACCGGCGCTTGCGTCACCGGCTCGGTCAGCGTCTCGACGCAATGCCAGAATTTGTCGACCCGCTCCCACAGCGCGCGTTCGTAATCGGCTTCCCATTCGACCGCATGCTCGACCGGCTCCTGCCCGCCATGCACGATCAAGAGCGCGGCCCGGTCCGCTCCCAGGCAGGCACGCTGGCCGATGAGCTGTGGCGTGTAATAGGACTCGACCTCGTCGAGCTTGCGCCACGGTCCCGGCGCCTTGCAGTCGATCACGGTGGCGTCGTCGGCGCGGAACGCATCGAGCGTGCAGCAAAAATACGGCCGCTCGGGATGGTGCACCACGTCGCCGCGGTGCGAGAGAGCGCGGCCGGTTTTGCGTTCGTGCCAATCGAGTGCGAACGGCTCGATCCACGAGCCTAATTGCACCGCCCATTTGTCGTCGAGGTCTTCCGGCTCCCAGGCCGGATCGCCGACGAGGCGCTGCCACTCGCGCAGGATTTCCGGCTCGTCCCAGGTCATGAGCTTGGGCAGGAACGAGGCGGTCAGGCAACCCTCGCGGGCCGCGAGCTGGAGGGGGCTTAACATGTGCCGTCCTCCAAAGGATAATTTTCGATCAGGTCAGTGATCGCTTCGGCTTCGGTGCGGCCGTGGCCGACGGCCATGCTACCGGCATCGTTAGGCTCGTCGCCGTCGTAGGAGGCTTCCCAATCGAATTGACGGAGCGGGAACGGCTTGGCCCAATAACGGGTGACGATCTTGCTTTGGTTTGCGTGGGCGTTGCCCAGCTCGGCATCGGCCGGATTGGTGGTCTTCCAATGATCGTAGGTCATCGGGCGAACCTCATCGGCGCGTAATGATCGCGCAGCTCCTCGCGCAGAGCCGCGGCCGCGTTCTCGATCTCGAAAAATGCATTGCCTTCGATGGTCGCCAGCAGCGGGGCGGCGAACAGGCTCAGGTCGATCTTGGTCGTGGCATTCTCGGCCACGTGGTCGCCGATGGCGGTCATGTAGTCGTCGACGACCTCGGCGACGTCCAGCATGTGCTGGCCCAGGGCGTCGAAATGCGCCGGCTCGTTATCGGCGGGGATGACTGGGACGACGAGGCGGGCGAGCCCCGCGAGCATCGCGGCATGGGCGATCTCGATAGGTGTTGTCGCGGTCATCGACGCCCCTCCAGCCCGAGGACAATACGGCTCGCATTGAACACTGCCATTGCCCTGACTTTGGCGGCGTCCACTTCGGCGCGGTATTGGGCGAGGGTGACGGTGCGCTTATTGCTGCCGTCGATGTCGTAGATTTCCCAAACCCTTGGAGCGGCGGGTGTCCCGGCTGACGGGGCGGTCGGAATCGTAGTACGGCTAGGGGTAGCCTGGGGTGCCATGGGAAACCTCCTTGGCGGTCTGGGTTAGGGATGGAGCGAGGTGGAGGCCTTGCTTCATCCCGACATTTGCTATATAGACTATTCGCCATGGCAAAGTCAATAGTCTATATAGAAAAAAGACGAGGCAGGGGGCGCCCAGCCACCTTTTCGACCCATGTTCTCACGGCTTTAAGGCCGGAATTGCTGGCCGATCTCGACGCCTGGCGCAGCCAACAGGGCGACAGCCCGTCCCGCCCCGAGGCGATCCGGCGGCTGCTCGTCCAGGCGCTGTCCGGGCGGCGGCGGCAACGGAAGGTTTAACAATGAGCACGATCGACTATGGGACAAATCCCGTCGAGCTGCGCGAGAAACTTGCGCATATCGATCGGATGTTGGCGCAGCATGACCGCGCTCGCCAGGAAATCCGCTATGCGCCATTCCTCGCCGTCATCAGCGGCATGACCGCGGGCGCGGCCCTGTTCGCCGCAGGTGCTGCTCTGATGAAAATATACGGCGGCTAACGCAAGGCGTGGCGGTCAGCGCGCGTGAGGGTGGGCACTTCCCTGGTGCCCAGGTGGCGATTCCTCCCCTCGACAAGGTCGGGTTCGGGTGGTCAGACCTGTAAACTCGGCAAGATCGCCTTCTCAAGTTCGGCCGGTCGAAAATGATGACTTCCGTCAAATCGTGGTTTCACGATAACCAGGCGCTGGTCTATTTTCTGGTGGCGCAGGGCATCGCCATCGGCGCCGCGGTCCTGTCGATCACTGCCTACATGGTCGAGCTGGAGGCGCGGGTGAACATTCTCGAAGTGCGCGGCTCGCCGCACCTCGCTGAGATCAACAATCGCTTGACCGTCACCGAGAAAGAGACGCAGGCGAACAAGGATCGGCTGGACAAGGTCGTCGATATCATGACGCGCGAGCTCGGCAAGAAACCTTGAGAGGGATCCACCTAATGGCATATGGACGCATCGTCATCTCATCCGGCCACGGCAAATACGTGCGCGGCGCCAGCGGCCTGCTTGACGAGGTTGAGGAGGCCCGCAACGTGGTCAACCGGCTTGCCGACCGGCTGCGCGACCGCGGCGTGAACGTGAAAATATTCCACGACGACACGTCCCGATCGCAGGACGAAAATCTCAAGACCATCGTCGAAGCGCACAACGCGCAACAGCGCGATCTCGACATCTCGGTGCATTTCAACGCCTATGTCGAGACGGCGAAGCCGATGGGGACCGAGGTGCTGTACATCACGCAGAACGCGCTCGCCGGCCAGGTGGCGGCCGCGATTGCCTCGTGCGGATTCGTCAACCGCGGGCCGAAGAAGCGCACCGATCTCTATTTTCTCAACAACACCGCAATGCCGGCCATTCTGATCGAGACGTGCTTCGTCGACAGCGCTGCCGATGCGGCGATCTACAACGAGGAATTCGATGCGATCTGCCGCGCTATTGCCGGCGTCCTGGCCGGCGGCGAGGATGTGCAAGCGCCGGAAGCATCGTCGGTGTGCGGCAAGGTTTCATGGTTTGGCGGCCCGAATGACAAGGGAGTGGCATCAGATGAGGGATTGGCTTTTATTGATGAGGTCGAGGATGCACCGCATCTCTTTCTTCCTCGACAGCCTCCGCAAACTACGGGCCTCGCGCGTCGATTGGATCCCCACGCCCACTATATCGCTTGCCGATGGGACTACGACGTGACGCCGCGGGCTATGCTGCTCGAGCAAGTCGCGCTCGTGCGCGCGCTGCCGAGCGGACGGTCGCTCACCGCCTTCCCGGCGGATTGGGGGCCGCACGAGAGTACCGGCCGCGTCGCCGACATCAGCCCCGGCTTGATGGAGTCGCTTGGCATTCAGACGGACGACGAGGTCGAAGTCATTTTCCCTTACGAGAAATTAGCGATAAGGTGAGGACTGTTACCCCCCATGACTTGGCCCCGCCTTGCGGGGCTTTTTTTATTTCTTCGGCTTGGAATTCCGGTGGTCGTTCAGCAATCCCTTCCGCATGGCGATGGCGACGGCGTTGGGTCGATCGACGGCGCCGAGATTTTTCAAGATGCGCTCGATGTAATCGCGAACGGTGGTCGTGCTTATGCGCAGCTCCCTGGCGATGGTCTTGTTTCTCTTGCCGTCCGCGATCATGCGCAGCACCAAGCGCTGGCGCTCCGTCAGTTGTGGTAATTTGGTGTGCGGCCGGTGTGGTCGGTGGGGCATTCCAACCCCATCGTAATGTTGAATCATTCAGATAGACGCCCCTCCAAATGGAGGGGTCAAATTAACGTGAAATTCGCGAAAAGGAATCATAATTGACACAACTCGTTGATGGCGGGCGCCGGCGGGGCCGCTAGCGGCGGCGGCTATAAGAGGAAATGGGGGTCATATAGCTACACGTTTTGGTGGCAATGCGTGTCATCCTGGCTCCATATTGGATCGGGGCGGTAACGACGGCTGGAGAAAAACACCGGGGATCAATCACACGCAACTTAACTCAAGAGGAGCGACGGTGATGGGCCAGGTAATCAGCGAGAGAGATGCGGTCATTGGCAAGCGGATCGCGCAGATCCGCGAGCACCGGTTGATGACGCAGGCCGCGCTCGGCCAGGCGATCGGGGTCTCGAAGCACGCCATTTATCATTTTGAGAACGGCCACCGGCGGATCACCGTCAAGGTGCTCGAGCTGCTGGCGCATGCGCTGCGCTGCAAAATGAAAGATATGCGCATGGACCCGGTGGAGGCGGGGCCGCCGCGCGTGCGGGCCGCGCCCATGCCGCGCATCCGGTCGAAGTCGTGGGGGGACAATGGACCGGCGCGACCACCCGACGACCAGAGCTGAGCCCACCGACGGCGCTCCGCGCCTGCGCTGCCCGCACGCCGCCGACGGGGAATGCCGCTATCGGTGCGCCGCCCGCGTTTGCCGCTGCCTCATCGCGGATGTCATCGCGGTGGCGGTCCTGGCCGAGAACGAGGAAACTTAAATGATGCCGGTCAAAATGCTGGAAATTCGGGACGCCGGGACCTTCATCCCGGTGATGTGCATTCGGCCGCTGCCCGACAACGAAGGACAGCGATACCTCTTGCGGCGCGACGGCTACTCGTGCGATCCGGGCGACCCAATCGTGATCATGATCGATGCTCAGTGTCGCGGCGTTTCCTATGACCCGTACGATTGGCGTTCGACGACCCACAGGGTAGCCCACGACCACATCCGACAGCATTGGGACGAGCTGCGCGACGGGGATGTGATCGATGTGGAATTTATCCTCGGCCGAAGTAGCGCGCCGAAGATGTCAGAGCGATTCGACGAGAACGGGCTCTAGGCCGGCCCGTGACGCGCCCACGCCGGCCGGGCGGCATGGGTAGCGGCCGCGTCCGGGATGCGCATGGGCGGCCGCCTGTGGGGCGCTGCCATGGCGGGCCGACGCACACCAACGCATTTATGTGCGTCGAAAAATGCGTCGCCTGGCCCAGCGTGGTCTATCTGCGCAAAACCCTACCCAGGCCCTACCCAGCCGCCTTTCCTGGGTAGGGAGTCACAGGCTAAACCATTGATAGATTGAATGTATTAACAGCGCATCAGCCGCGAATCTGCACATGTATTGTGTGATTTTTACGCTTGCAATGCATGGCGAGGAAGCGCTAAGGTTGGAAACCTGATGCAGAAATGCTCGATGTATCAATGACTAACCGCACACTAGCGTGGCAACCAATGGAAATGGGTGGAAGCCGAGTGCCGATCTCGGGCCTACCCCAGCCCTACCCCAGCCCTACCCCAGCCCTACCCCAAACGGAGGACGAAATGGAAATGCTTTGGATCAGAACACCAGAACATGACCGCCGCTTTGCCTGGGGCGACGACTATGCCGGCGACGGCTGGCAACATCGCCACACTGGTGAAATCCGCTGGACCGTCGTGGGTTTCGATCTGAACGGTGTTGCCTCTCCCGCGCTAAAAACACACAAAGACAAAGGCCCATACGAATGAAGCTCTCCGACAAGACGATCCGCACCCTGGCCTGCCCGGCCGGCAAGGCCGAGAAGACGTTCTGGGACGAGGACGTGACCGGCTTCGGGCTTCGCGTCCGCGCCAGCGGTGTCCGTACCTGGACCGTCATGTACGAGGTCGACGGCCGCGCCCGGAAGATATCGCTCGGCTCGCCGGCGATCGTCCCCGCGGCCGCGGCGCGCGCGAAGGCCAAGGACTTGCTGGCGGTCCGCCAGCTCGGCGGCGACCCGGCGGCCGACCGATCGCGTGCCAGGGTCGAGGCGGCCACCACGATCGGCGCCCTGCTGCCGCGATACTTCGACTGGAAGCGCCCGCGGTTGAAGCCGGCGACACTGCGCGAGGTAATCCGGCACCTCAATAAGCATTTGCTCCCGCTGCACCGCGAGGCGATTACGGCCGTGACCCGCGCCATGGTCGCCCGGCGCCTCACCGAGGTCAGCGCGTCCAGCGGCGCGGCGACGGCCACCAGGTCGCGCGCTTCCTGGTCCGCATTCTTTATGTGGGCCTGCCGCGAAGGGCTCATTGAATCGAACCCGGTCGCCTTCACGAATCTGCCGTGCGAACCCTTCGTCCGCGACCATGTCGTCACCGATCCCGAGATCGGCGCCATTTGGCGCGCGCTCGGCGATGACGTGGACGACGACTATGCGGCCATCGTCCGGCTTCTCATCCTCACCGGCGCCCGGCGCGACGAGATCGCCAGCCTGCGACGCGGCGAGATCGATATCGGGGCGGCGTTGATTACCCTGCCGGGCGCCCGCGTCAAGAACAGCCGCGAGCATGTCATCCCGCTCTCGCCGCCCGCGCGCGCCATCCTCGCGGCCCGGCTACAGCACCGGCCCGATCGGGATCTGGTCTTTGGCTACGGCGAAGGCCCGTTCTCCCAATTCACCGCGCCCAAAAAACAGCTCGACGCCAAGCTCGGCTCCGCGGTCGCGCCCTGGCGCCTGCATGACTTCCGGCGCTCGATATCGACCGCCTTGCACGAGCGCTTTGACGTACCGCCCCATATCGTGGAGACGATCCTCGGCCACGTCGGCGGCCACAAGAGCGGGGTTGGTGGCGTGTACAACAAGGCCCTTTATCTCGACCAGCGTCGCGCCGCGCTCGAGCGATGGGCCGCGCATGTCCTGCAGCTCGCCGGCAACCGAATTGGGCGTCCGCGCCGCGCGGCGCTCGCGGACAACGTCGTCGCGCTCACCACCGGAGTTTGAAAATGGCTATCATGATGGCGAAGCTCTACGACGCGCTGCGGGCCGGCAATGTCCCGGACGAAAAGGCGCGCGCCGCTGCTGAAGAGGCCGCCGGTTATGAAAATCGAGCCGCAAAGATCGAACTCGATCTGACTGTGTTGAAATGGATTGCCGGCACTAATCTCGCTATGACGACCGCAATCCTGTTCAAGACGTTTCTATAGCCTGGCTGGGCGAACCTGGGTGGTTCATGGGGACGTACAGGGTATCGCGCTCGCCGGTCTCGTCCGTCATCCGGTTAGCTCATCCGTATGTGGGCGCCGGGCATCGAGTGCCTTGAATGCGGCGACCGCATCTATTAACTCGCTCTCGCTGTCGGGAGACAGAAAGCCGTCCGGCAATGCCATCTTGATGTAATGCACCAAGATTTCCGCAGCCTCCCCAAGCGATATTTCTCTTGCCATCTTTATCCCCTCTGGTGCGCAGAACTCTCGGGCGCGGGTTCCGTATCTGCACACCGCGCGGCGGATGCCCGCACCAAGCGGTCAACAGCGGCCGGAACTTCCGGGCCGTTTGGAACAATCTCAATGGCGATATCTTGCTCCTCGCCATCGATCTCTTTGACCGCCGTCAGGCTCGCCTCCCCGGTAGTTAGGTGCTCGCATTCATAACGGCCGCCGCTTTCGATGAATTGACGCGCCAAGGCCTCGATGTCAGACGGCCGATCAATTTCCACATCCCGCGGCCGGCCATCGGGGCGTAGGTACTGCGTGAAAGGTATCGCCATCATCATCCCCCCTGGTGCGCAGAAGCTCACCGCGTCGTTTCGAAAAGTAGCTTTGCCTGCGTCGGATGCTTATCGACGCGCGGCCGCGATGGGCATGACCAAGAGCGCCCGCGGACTTCGCCAATTTGGCGCCATCCGGCCGCCGAGAGTGATGTTCCGGGCTCGGTCGCCAGAATGTAGGTTCCGATGCGCTTGAAGCCGAGAGAGAATGCTGCACGCGCACTTGCGCCATAGAGGAACGAGCAGGCGTTGCGGGTGCCGTCCGTAGCGAGCCGGGTGATCTCAGCCGTCACGCCGTCATCGCGCTCCCGAGCCACCGGTTGCCCAACAATGGCCACTCCGACGATGACGCCATCGAGTGCGGCGCCGATCGAGAAAAGATGCCCGATGACCGGCTTGTGGTGCCGGTGGTGCTCGCGCACAAAGGCATTTGCCTCCCCGAGATCCAATCGCTCTATGACCATCTTGCCGCTCATTTCTGGTTCGCACATTCCGTATGTGGGGCGCGATCATTAGCCACGGGTTGCTCGTGAGCGGTGCAAGTCAGTTCGAAGCTTGGAACGGCGGTTGATCCGATCCATTTCTGCCATGCCGCTTGCACGGCTCCGGTGCCCGGAAAGACGTCAACGAACTCGTCCTCGGCGCGTAGGTTCATTATCGAAAAGAGCCATCGGCAAAAGTTGCGCGGTTTCACTCCAGTCAGGCCACGTTTAAGCGTTATGCTTTCCGCAACCCAATCACGGACCGTGTCCTGGTCGCGCCCACGCGGTCGGCCGCCGCGCCAGATTACTGGCTCCCAAGCGTAGGCCACGCCGACATTTGGCTTGAAAACGGCAAAGGCTTAACCCACGCCGAAATGCGAACATCGGCCGGACAGAACTGCAAGATCGTTTGCAGGGACGGGGAACTCCCCGATAGCGCCCACCCGTCTGGAAACTCCTGGTGAAGTCGCAAAATCAGCCGCCTATGGTTTTCAGGGTCGTCATAGTCGAGCGCATCGACATGGTGCGCCTCATACAGTTTTCCGCAGCCGAGATAGGGCGGGTCCGCATAGGCGATCTTCATGTCTGGTTCCCACTACTCTCGTGTGCGGGTCAGTACCCTCGCCTCGGATTGTCGCAGTACCCTTTGCTGTCATAATGTCGATCTCTCTCGTGCCTCTGCTCTGGCCTGTGATAAATTGCCGAAACAGCCTTCATGATCTTGTCGGCCGCTTGTCGCATTTGCTCTTCAGTGGGTGGATTGATGATCTCTTTGTAACAATCACGAACGAGTTCTAGGGCTTTTGCATAAAGCTCATTTTGGGTCATTTCTGGTTTCCACTATTCCCGTCTGCGGAACGATTTTTGCGTGGAATCCAAATTGCCCACAGTCCGCAGCCCGCGCATTTGATCTGCCGATGGGTTCGGTTCATCCGCTTCGCCCAAGCGTGCCATTGAATGTAGCCTTCGGGGGCCAGCGTGTGGTCGTGAAAGCGCGAGCAGTCAGCCGAGCGCCAGATCGAATCCTTGATCATTCTCGCGGCGTTCCATCCGGCAGGCGAGTAATCGCGACGTTCGCCCACATGGTGTTGGAACGGTGCGCGCGGATTACGAACGTCTTGTCCGGTCCTTCTGGTAGCATCTGCTCTAGGACTTCGCTGTAAGCCTTGGCTGCGGCGCGAACCTGGGCCATCGCAGCCATCTGTGCGTCGGTCGGCTTGAGATATTCATATGTAGATGCGTGCATTTTCATTCTCCGTTAAAATCTCCCGGTGCGCTCACCTGCTGTCTGCGCCCCACTAATCGCTGCCGTTTCCCTTCTTGGGCGCGGCGTCGAGGCGCTCCTGCAGCTCGCGCATGCCTCCGATCACAGTGGTGGCGCGGGTGCAGAAGTCCCCGACGTGCTCGCTGGCGATGCGCGAATGCTCCCGCATGGCGGCGGCCAACTTGCGCAACCTCTCACCGATCTCTGCGGCCTTGGCTTCGAGCGCATCCGCCGCGTCCTCGATCTCGTGCGCCGCGTGCGCGCCGATCTGATCGACAGCTTGAACAGTGACGCCGGCGAGCGCGAGCGGGTCGCGAGCTCGAGGCGGCGCGTCGTTTTTCCCGTGCTCGCCGACTTCCTGGGCTTGGTCGCGGATTTTCAGCGGGCGGACGCGGTCGTGCTCTTGCTCGATGGTCATGCTTCCTCCTATTTCTGTTGATTGGCGCGCTCGTTCAGAATTCTATTCATTTCGTGCGCCGCGCGATTTTCGTTGATGCCAAATGCGACGGCGATTGCGGTCAAGTTTCTGCCAGCCATCCACATCGCGAGCATTTGCTCGTCTCTGTTTGTTTTGTCGGATGCAAACAAATCCGGCTGCATCATCGGCGTCGTCGTTTGGTTCATGCGGATTTCTGCTCCAGGCCCGCCAGTAACTGCGCCTGTAGCGTTACCAAAGTAGGATGGTAGTTCTTGACGTTAAATAGCGCCAATGTTGACCATCCGTCCGTAAGCACCGCCCGCAACCGTTCGATCTCCGCCGCCAAGCAGATTGGGCACATTCCGTCTGCGACCGCTGCCTCGGATTCCCAGTGCGCGTGCCTGCATGTCATTTGGAATTCAACCCAAATGAACGGATTTCGATGGCGGTGGTCGTCGTCATTTCACCGCCTCGACCAGCTTGCGCCGGTTCTCGAGCGACAGTGCCAGATAGACTTCTAGAAACAGGTTGCCTTTGTTCTGACTGGTGGCGCGGAATATGACCAAGGGCACATCGTCTTTGTTGTAATTAATCGTGACGTTGCCGTGCTGGTCAACAGCGTAGACGTTCAGCCTATTCTTGCTCATCGCCGTCATCTTACGCATTTCCAGTACCTCCATCCGTTGGCTTTCGTGTACCAAGTGCGTCCGCGCGGGCCGCAGACCGGATCCCCGCCTTCGCGGGGACTGGGCTGCTTCAGCGGCAGCGCGATTGACGGCTCGGCCGCGGGCGCAACGATCGCCACCGGCTTCGGCGCCGGCGGCTCGACTATTGGCTCGGCCGCGCGTAGTAGGAGCCGATCGGATTTGCCTTCCGCGACGATAGGCGCCTGGCGCTCGACCAGGACCGCCGATGGCGCGGGCCAGCCGATGTAGACGACGAGCAGCGACACGGTCGCCGCGATCCCGAACGTCGCCGCGCCGAGATGGGTCATGGCACCGGCGTGTCCCACCGCCGCCGCGTCAGGGCGGCGGCGATCGCGACTTGCATCTGGCCAACCCCGAATGCGGTGGCCAGCAGCGCGGCGAGGTCCATGACGTCCTGCTCATCGCGCAGGCGCTCGATGCGGCTCTCCGGCATCAAGGCGGCGATCTCGTCGGGGAAGATCTTGGAGGTCATGGCTCGTCACTCCGATCTTTGATCCGCAGGGCGTCGCGCAGGCGCATGCCGATCCGGCCAGGGCTGATCTGAATCACCTTGTCGGGGTGACTGTCCTTGAGCGTCCGCTCGCTGATGCCGGCCAACTGCGCGGCCTGCTTGATGCTGACGATCCGCATCATATACACGGCATCCGGCAGCTCTATGTCCTCGACCCGTTTTCTGCTCATCTCGGCATATCCTCTGCCGCCCCTGTCTCGGCGGTCGGCGCCGCCGACTCGATCGGCGGGAACACTTCTTCGGTGGTTGCCATGCCATCGGCGATCGACTTCATCATCGCGATCGCCTGGGCGATATCCGGCGCCAGCCAGTCCTTGGCGGCGCGGCCGATGACGCGCTCGACGCGGTTGAGCGCAACGGGAATGCGGCCGAGCCCCTCGACCGCGCGCTGGCGGTAGTTCGCCAAGTCCTTGCCGATCTTGTCGACCAGCGAATTGCGGGCGTGCTCGAAGGCGTAGTCAGCATAAATCTGGAGCGCATTGACGATGCAATTGCGAATGGCTTTGCTCTGGCCGATCTGATAGGCGATGTCGAGCTGACGATCGGCGTCCCTTGTTTTCATGGAGCCTTGCGACTTGCGCTGCCGGTAGGCGCGCTCCATGCTGAAGCCAGTTTCGATATCACTGAAGCGCGCGTAGAACACCCAGGCATCGCCGACGTCGATTTCTCTGATCTCGTTGATGTTGTTGCCGAAGATGCGGGCCACGTCATTGGCGAGCTTGATGGACGGACCTTCGATCCAGTCTTGACCGCCATCCTTCTTCTTGACGGGGAAGCGATAAAACCAGTCCGTACCGGCGGCGGCGGCGAGTGTGACCAGCTTCTGCAGGATCTTTCCTTCGTCGCGATGCACGGCGACGATCTGCGCGCCGATGACGCGATCGGCGAGGCCCGTGGTGGGCCGCACGAGCGAATGGCCGGGCGCGACCGGCTGCTGCACCTGGCCGGCGGCGTTGGCAAATTCGGCGAGATCGCGGCGGCGGTCCTCGACGTCTGGATTGGTCATCAGTCAAACTCCTGTTGAGAAAGGGAGATGCATCATGCCGATGCTTCCTCTTTCGCAAACTCCTGTAGAGACAAGAGATGCGATATCTGCCGCCCAAAATCCAAATTAAGCTGGAGCTGGGTGCTTCCCGGCGCCGCCTGAATCAACAATACGATCGCCAAAGCATATAACGCTCGGCGCCCGATCTCTTTGTCACGATAATGCAGGAAAGATCCGATATCGGGATCATCCGGCGAGAGGTGGACTCGATTCGGTCTTCCCGATTCAAATCGTCCAACTCCGTCATCGGCCGCGCGCCCGTCGAAATCGATCACAAGCTGATTACGCGGTTTGCGCTTCGTCACCGGCCCGGTGGGCGATGGGTCCGCGTCTTCGGTCGACCGCAACGATGGCGGTCCCGGTGGCTTCGGTGGTCGCGGCTCGGGCTTCTTCTTTCGTTTCGGTCGCGCCGGAACCATCTCCGGAGGCAGCATTGCATTCAACATTTCAGCCATGGTGTCGAGATTTGCGGACATCGAGGCAGATCGGCATTTTGCGAGAATCGGTTCGAAGATAACAGCGAGTGCGGCATCCAACTCGTCACGTTCCTCGTCGTCAGTCAGATCGTCTTTGAATCTCGAAAGCTCCCAAGGTCCGGAAAGCGCGACACGCGCAAACATCTTCGACAATCCGCCAATGCTGTCGCAGCCAATCGAACAGCGCGGCATGATCACCCGATGTTTGTAGCCGACATGAACCTGATAAAGAGGCGACGTTTTGTCGTTTATGAGCACCCCGGCTCTAACATGAGCCGACCGTCCCTCGCTCAATGGAACCTCGCAATCAACAATATCAGACATCGCCGGTTCATCAGCCGCGATCACTTCCTTTCCATTGAGAATTATCTTTCGGCCGGCGGCGAGCGCGGGATGAAACCGCTGTGCTAGGGCCGCGCACATTTTGTCAAAATCGAACGGCCGCGATCGTCGCAATTCGGATATCGCGATACGAGTACCCGTCGCTGCATTCGGCAAGACGGAAATCCATTGCGGATCATCGCCGGTCCATGCTCTGCGTCGAAGCATCTCGTTCCAATCGGTGTCTAAGATCACGCGACCGTCCCTCGACGTGGAATCGACCGTCATGTAGTCACCCGCATTGAATGCCTGATGTTTGATGCCGATTCCGAACCGCCCCAGCTGAGTTGTGGCCATTTCCCCATGCAAACCAAGTTTGACCATCGCTGCCAGCCGATCGCGCGTAATCCCAGCGCCATCGTCTTGAAAGCTTATGCGTTCCTTAGCGAAATCGATTACGATCGTTCTTGCGTCGGCGTCGAACGCATTGTCGGTCGCTTCGCTCGCAAGAACGATAGGATCAAACCGTTCTGCCCTCATCGAGCGAAGTAGATTGACGTCCGGCGTGTAGTCCATCGTCTTCTCCCCGTTCTAGTTCATCAAGTTGATCGCGGAGCATCTTAAATAGCTCGGCGCGATGGTCACCAGCCTCTTCGAGAGTTGCCTGAATCCGCTTACGAACTTCGAGAACGCAGGCATTTATGGGGCCGAAGAATTCGCGCCGAGTGTTTGCTCGGCTTGGTTTCTTCTTGCGTTCTTTCCTTGAAGTGCCGTCGAGTGCCGTGACTGCCTTACCGACTGCCCGCACAACCTTCTCGTCGAAGTCATCTTCAGTCAGCTCAGCGAGTTTCTGCCACCGGCTCGATTGCGTCTTGCTGACGCCGAGATCGGAGAGCTTGGGCGGAATCACGGTAGCGGGACGCGACCGTGATTTTCGGTCGCCGCCTTTTCCGGCTTCGCGCGCCCCGGTATCCTTCATCTCCCGCAGTAGCACGCCGGCACGGCGCTCGGCCCGCAGTCGGATGTCGGTCGCATACTCGATCAGTTTGATATCCTTGGCTTGTGCGGCGTATGTCTGCATTGCGACGGCTTTGTCGCGGATGCTCTTCACTTCATCGACCCTCACCGCTTCGGCGAGCGCCTTGTGGGCGGCGTCGTATTTAATGAGTTTCACGTCCGCGCTTCCTTGAGCACGCGAAACACTCGGAACGTTGATGCCTCGACGGCGTAGGCCTTACGCTGTTGTTGCTTCCACGACAGCCGGCGGCCGTCCGCCAGGCGCCCGTAGGTCGCGGTGCCGAGCTTGCCGGTCAGCTCGGTCTTTAACGCCGTTTCGGTCGCGTTCAGGCGCTTGAGCGCGGCCTGCGTCTCGACCAACTCGTCCACAGCAACGAGTGCGCGGCTGTCGCCGGTGAGATCGATCTCGGTGCCGTCGTCGTGCGGATAGAGCAGCTTGACTAGCGCCTCGTCGCGCTGCGGCTCGAACGGCGGCATAATTCCCTGATCCAGATGATCGCGCCAAAAGGCGGCGACGTCATAACAAATGCGACCCTCAAGCACCGGATCGGGCTCGATATCAAACAAACGAAATGACCAGTCATATTCGCCATTGACCAGCACGGCGAGGGCCGCCCATGGGCAGCGATCGGCGGTGAGCATGCGCTCGCATACGGTCTGCAGCCGGAAATGCGCGGGCGGCGACGCCGGCCCATCGAACGGCCCTTCGGGATCATCAAGCCATTTCTGCCGATAGACCGAGCGGCTGACGACCTTGGCCTGCACGAGGCCGAAGCCTTTGTGGTCGGGTGCCGTGGCAAATCCATCCGGCGTGCAGGCGATGCGCCTCTCGCGATCAATCACATGCACGCGGGCGCGCTGCACGTTCCATTCCGGCCGCTCGTCGGCAAGAGCCTGGAACACCGCGGATTCGCCCCATCGCCCGCGACGCAAGACGCCGCTGTCGGCGAGTGGCGGGCGCAAACCTTTCTTTTCTGCGTAGAGTTCGGCGAGCGAGCCATAGGCGGCCACACCGCAGACGGTGGCGACTTCGGATGCGCCGATGTACCGCTGGCGCTCGGCGAGCCAGTTGTAGCTATCGGTGATCTCGATGCGCTCGATCGTCATCGCGGGCAGCTCCAGTCAAAGTGCGCGCCCGACCGCCGCCATGGTAGGGTCGGGCGCGCGGCGATCGCGGCAGACAGGTCGTTTGTCAGGTTCATCCGCGGCGAGCGCATCAGGTTTCCACTCATTGTTAGTGGTTGCTTCTTATTTCCACTCATTGCCACTATTCGCAGCCTATTTAGCGCTGCATTTCCATCAATCAACTTTCGCCAATGAAAATAAATAGTCAAGGCGCGAGCGGCGCGGCGCAGCGGAAAGCGCGATGACGGCGATACGCTCTCGTAGTTATTCCGACTGAAATTCTGCAATGATCGCCGCGAGATGGCGCGCGGCGCAGTAGCCAAAACCACCACAAACAAATTCTTTGCGGCCCGAAATGTACCAGCACGCCTACGTCTTGACGCACGCAAGCGAGCGGGACCAAGGTGGGTGCTCGCGAACATTCCCGTCACGACCAACTCAATCTGGTTCACTTAACGAGAAGCCGCCGCCGCTGAAGACGCGCGGCCAGCGCGATACGAGCGCGCGCGAGTGGAGGACGGAATGACCACCGTGCTGGCCCTCGACCTCGC